ATGATTGCAGCCGTTGATGAATTCATCATTTACGATGACATGCAATACACGAAAAATGACTGGCGAAACAGAAACCAGATAAAAACTCCGCAAGGCGTTAAATGGCTGACCGTCCCCGCCGGCTCCAACCTGAACAGAAGAATCAGAGACGTTGAGCTCGACCCAAGGTGGCAGATCAAGCACTGGAGCAGCATCGAAGCCAACTATGCCAAGGCAGAATATTTCGGCGAAATTTCTCAACTGCTGAAACCACTGTATCTGGATCGACAATTCACAAGCCTTTCAGAGCTCAATAGAACGCTGATTGAAACGATCTGCGCCTACCTCAAGATAACCACCACAATAAAAAACTCTTGGGACTATTCACTCTGCGAAGGCAAAACAGAAAGAATCGTCGATCTTTGCCGGCAAGCGGGGGCGACAGAATACGTTTCCGGCCCTGCGGCTGAAAACTACTTAGAGGAAGATATGTTCGCCGAATCCGGAATCAAACTGACGTGGTTTGATTACTCTGGATACCGTGAATACCCGCAACTGTGGGGCGAGTTCACGCATGGCGTGAGTATTCTGGATGTGCTGTTCAACTGCGGAAATACCTCCAGAGATTTTCTGAGGTACTAGCGCCAACCGCAGGTTAGTTTTGCGCGGGTTTTGCGCAGACACAAAAAAGCCGATCTGGCTGATCGGCTTAACTGTCTGATTTTACCCAGGAATTATGGTCGGGACGGAGTGATTCGAACACTCGACCCCTAGCACCCCATGCTTGAAAATGGGATGAAACCACAGTATTTGTTGAGTCTTCTATCGGCGCTCGCTGCAAACGGTGCCGCACTGACCTTCACTGACACTTACGAATCCCCGAAAAAGTCCCCACGCCTTTTTGGCGCCATCCCCGGCGTTCTGCCGATCGGTCACCAATCCAAAACCCTACAGCTCGTCGCCTCACCCTCGCTCACCGGCTACGCCTCGATTACTGTATATCCAAACAGTATCAGCAAGGCGCCTTACGTGGATCCCTCCGATATCGAAAATACCGACGACTGGCTCGGCTGCCCGACTCCGCTCGAAACCTGCCGGCATCAGCTCAGCATGTGCGAGAACGAAGTTCAGGAATTGACTCTGCGACTGCGCCAGGAGCGAGAGAAGATATTCAAGCTGGTTGAGCTGCACACCAACGTATCGACCGAATGCGAACAGCTTCGCTCACAATTGCGAGAGGCCACGGCAGCAGCCGCTGACGCCAGCCGCAGAGCGACCGATATCGAAACCAAAAGCAACTGGGAGCTGATGGCGAAGGACAAGCGCATCACCGAATTGTGCACCAAAATCCGGATCCTCAAAGGTGAAACGCCGTTTGCAAATCGCCTCCCTGACCGGACAAAAAGCCCATAAACAAAGACCAATCCGGACGCAACGGCCATGAAAGAAGCTACGCTGTGGTTTCCATTATTCAGTTCAAGGAGAATAAAAATGCCTATCAACATGAAGGGGTGCGGCGCAAGCGGCAATAAAGGCGATGGGGTACGTGTCGTCGGTGACGTAAATCTGAACTTGGACAATTTTCAGTCGAATAACAACGAGGGACATGGCTACAACTTCATTACTGTTGAGGCCTTGGTCGCGCAGTTAGGCCTTCCAAAAGAATCGGACCCGCAGATGATAAAGGACGTTCTTGAGCGTCTTTTAGCGGAACGAGACTTGGAGCCCAGAGAGGTAATTGAAAATAGCGGCTTGTTTGCCACGATCACAGCAGCGGGAGCCGACATTTCCACAATTGCTGCGAACTTTTCGAGCATCCTCGCCAATCCGAGTTTGCAAGACTATCTTCGAATACTGGGCTGAATTGTATGTAAGCCACGCACATACGCCTGGCAAGCCTGCAGCGCGATCAGTCCCCGGTCGCCGGTGTCGGTGATGGCGATAATTCGTTGAGCATGCGCTGGGTTAAGTCGGGCTCGTACGGCTGCATGATCCACGCCGCCGGCGCCGGGGGCGGCAGACACTGAACAGCCACGGGCTGAATCCGCGTCGAGGAGGACTGACAGCCGGACATCAGCAGTGGCAAGGCGATCGCGCAGGCGAGCCTGATCCTTTTGTGCATTGGTCATTTTCTCGAAGTGGGTTTGCTCGCTGGCTGCCAGCTTCTGCTCGAGCGCCAGCCGCTTTTCCTGCTCGGCCTGTTGCGCGGTGGCGGCAGCCTGAGTCAGTTGATTCATGGTGTCGGCGTGCTGCCGCGCCTGCTCGGCCAGCTGCCTGTCGTAGCGCCAATCCTGAAACTGCCAAGCACTGCCGGCGCCGCTCAGCACCAGCGCCAGCACTCCGACCAGCTTCCACGGCACGGTCATCACGGCACATCCTTGAAGAAAACGTGCCCGCCCAGCCTCAGCGTCTGCTTGGCTTTCGCCGACCATGCTGGGGCCGTCTTCATGGCAATCGAGTAGTAGTGCGTCGCTCCACCAGTAGGATCAGGCACCTTTCCGTCGATCACTTGGTCTGCTGCAATCCGCGCCTGCGCCAGTTCGCGAAACGGGATCTGCTTCGCCCCGCTCAGGTAGGGGAAGTTCGGGTCGTTTTTGTTCCAGCAGCTGAACTGGTACGGCTTCTGGCACACACCGGCGTATCCCTCCCCCCACCACGAAATAGTCTTCCCATCAAACACACGATTTCGTATCGTCCAGGCCACGGCCACCTGCCCGGCCGGTGATTCCCCGCGAGCCTCGCCCCACAGCGTGCGGGCGAGGATGTCGCGGTCTTTTTCAGTTGCTGCCATCACTTTTCTCCAGGCAAAAAAATACCCGCTCGAGGCAGGTGTTCTGGTGGACCTGCAGCAAGTGCAAATGGTTGCTACAGAGGATTTGGGTTAACATCACGCGGTTTATTTAGCCGAATTTGCAATGGAATACCCATGAAACAAATGGATACTGCAAGCGCAGAAAGATACCCAAACTTTGATGTACTGCGATTATTCTTAGCTTTTATTGTAGTCGTCGCACATCTTTATCTGTTCTGCACTCCAAACAGATCTTGGCAAGCTTGGATAATGGCCGTCCCTGCATTTCTAGCGATAAGTGGCGTTGTCGTTTTAAAAAGTTATAGCGAGAAAACATCACTAAAAGATTTTGCTATACGGCGCATCCTGAGAATCATCCCAGCGCTTACGGCCTCTCTGTTACTTACCTATTTTCTATTTGATTTCACTGTTACAAAAAACTCAATTACAACATGGCTGACTGGCGGAATTTATCTACCAAAAAATGGCTATACCAATCAAGCCCTCTGGTCACTAGCTTGGGAAGAACTTTCCTATTTAATGCTGGCTTTTCTTTGGTTTATTGGAGCATACAAAAAGCCAATCTTAATCTGGGGCGCTCTTGCACTTACGACCGTCATCGCTTTTTCTTTATCTGCTTACAGAAGCGACCCACTAAGCATCACGCTAGCGCTATTAGCACAAGCCTTTTTTGTGGGGAATCTCGCGTTTTTATATAGAGCGAGGCTTAAGGTGTTCGGTCTGGTGCTACCTTGGGTTTTCCTGATTGCACTATTGGTCTCTCCACCTTTCCCTATGCGCCCGCTACTTCAGGCTGCAGCTATTGTATTGGTCGGCATTAGCGGATACCCGTTAATTCGCAGGAAACTGCCCGACATCAGCTACGGTATATATATTTACCACATACCAATCCTTCTTTTCATAACCGAAAAATTAAGAATCACTGACATATTAAACGCTAGCGTAATTTTGGTAGTTGTCCTGATTCCGACCTGCATCGCAAGCTGGTTTCTAATTGAGCAACCATGCATCAGATTTAAACGACGCAATCACGTAGGCACAGCAATTAGGGCAAGGGAGGCATCAAGCTAAATCAGGCTTGGGAATCGCATCGTGAACTCACGAAGGGCAGAGCGTAACGCCAGCAATGGTATCGTTGATTGCGTCGACTCGACCTTGCAACGCGGTTACCCGCGCTGTTGCCTGGCGTGTGCGGGCGTTCAAGTCAGCCGTCGTCTCGCGCAACAAATCTTAAGCAGCGATGGCGTCGATTAATGACTGGGGAATTTCCTCGACAAGGCTTTCACCCCGAGCCAACTCCGCTTGGGTGAATTCGGCGCCGACCGCGCGCCAGCCGTAATCGGTAGTTGCGTAAGGCATGGTTACCTCTCAAATCGATAGCCGGACACGCGCACCCGAAACAGGCCGCTGCCCGGGGTCGCATCGAGCGCGTAAGTGAACCGTTGGCTTGCATCCAGCACCAAATCTGCCGAACCGCTCGAGCCTAAGGTGATCGCCAGCAGATAGTTGCTGGCGCTGGGCGTGAAGTTGACCTCGGAATTGGCAATAAACGCGTTACCGACATTGGTCGTCAGCAGGTAGTTGGTCTTCGCCTCTTTGGACGTCAACGGTACGATCGAGCTGCAATCAACTGCAGTGAACGCTGTCGCCGCCCCCGCAACCACGAGGAAAGGTGCAAGGTTCAGCGATTCCAGATAGAACACTGTGCTGTTCTGCAGGTGGATGATCTTGTGAAGTTGGGCTGATGAGTTCGTCACCATTGAACCCAGGTAGCGTCGGCTCGAATCGCTGTTTTTATTGCGGGCCCTGCTGAAATACGGTGTGGCTGGCGCGATGGTTACTGCTTCTATCGCGGCGACACCGGCATTGTCGTACAGGTAAATGTGATACCAGGTGTTGGCCGCCAAACTCAATGCGGATAGCGTCAGCGCAGCAGCCACCTGCACGACCTTCCCGGTACCGGGGATGTATGCCGCCCCGGTTCCAACAGAAAGCGAATTCGCGCTGTTCCAGGACAGCAGAAGCCCCTCAATGTAACCGGGAGAAACTCCGCCCTGCGCAATCGTCAGCGGCTTCGACAACCCTGTGATCTCAGTAATGTCGGAGTTCTGCCCACTCTTCGCCGCGACAAGGGTCGCACGCCCGGCGGCGGCGTTTGCATCGTCTATCAACGATTTACCAAAGTTGGAAAACCCGAGCGCCGTCAGTGCCTCGTCCGATGTTGCGCTGCCCGTGCCACCTTTGCTGATTGGAAGAATTTCATAATTGCCGGTCGTACCGAGCGCCGCCAGCTTTTGGCCCCACTGATTGACCAACGAGCGCAGCGCATCGGCCGAGTCCTTGACATAGCCCTGCATCGGCGCCACCGCGTAACTGCCGGCAGCGTTTGTGGCGCCCTGATAGTTCGGTGAGATCGACATGGCCGTGTCGCTGGCAATGTTCGTCACCTCGTACCAACCACCATCAGGCCCACGGAATGCGTCCCCGACCCGGCTGTTGGCAATGAACGCCGTGCCGGTACCGATGACCGCGTTGGAATTTTGGGCGACAGAGACCGTTCCTGATTTGTACCAGGGCATGGCAGCATCCTATAGAAAGCGAATTTAGACGGCTTGCTTGGCGAAAACCGCGGGAAGGAAAAAATTGAAGGGGTTGTTGGCTGCGACAGTTACGGCGTAAAGCGTGTTTCCTACAAAATCCCAAGTGCAATACAGCTGTCTGGGAATCGTCCCGCCGGACACCATGTTCATGCCGAAATTATTGATCAGCATGAATTCGTTTTGCGGGAAGCTGAACGGCACTGAGTAGTAGTTCCGGTATAGGCCTTGATCCGTCATATCGGATTTCACGTAGGTCCAGTTTTGGAAACTGCGTGTGAAAGTCGCGTTGGGGGTTCCTGAATCGAAGAGCATTTTGCCGGTGCCATCCCACAGTCGCATGCCGTACTGAGCCACTGCTTGAGCGGCGAAAGCACCAACAAAATAGCGACCATTGGGATGGGCCGTAGCGGTGCTGTAAGCTCGAATATAGAAGCCAGTCCAGTTTCCAGCCGATCCGATCAGCCTCATGCTGCTCAAGCCTGCGATGCCCGCGACGGTATCAGGGCGGACAAATACGAGAGGTGGCTCTTGCGAAGTCACCGGCCTTGCGAAGTAAGTAGTCGACCCCATACCTCCCTCTTCGGTCGGGGCGTATCTGCCGCTGGCAATTACCATCAACCTTGAAAACTCCGAGTCGATGGTGACCACGTTGCTGTTGTTGGTGAATTCGAGTCCATAGGCCATCAGTTGAACCTCATGACGATCAGTCGCATCGTCCCGGACGCGATCGTGCTTGCGTAACCACGCGTGTGGTTATAGACCCGTGCCACATTGTCGATGAGCTCTGTTTCGAACTGCATTTGCTGATCCGTATAAGCCCCAATCGGCACCACGATTGCAGCGCCATTTGCTGGTCCGACGCCCGGGACGGAGAAGTCTTGGTTGGTCTTCGCAGCATTGCTGAAAGTGACCAGCGTCGAAAACACCACCCGGATGGTGAACGAATTCTCATCGACCTGAAGCGCCCCGTCGGCGCCCCAGATCCGCATGCCATGAGCCATTGATTACCCCAGATAGCCGAGACGCACACGCAACACGTTGTTGACGTCGTAGACCGAGACGTTCAGCGAGTTGATCACCAGCCGACCCTGTCCAGGCACGATGCCGTTGATCTCCAGCGTTCCGTCTTTATTGAGAATCCAGCCTTGCTGGCCGGCGATATAGTTGATGGAGCTGATGTAGCTGCCGATCTTGGCGTTGGTGATCGTCCCGTCAGCGATGAACGCCGAGTTCATGAACACTTGGCCGCCCTGCACCGCGAACGGTACCGAGATCGCGCCGCCGGCAATGGTGTTGACGATGGCGAATCGATCCGCGCTCACCAGAAACTGGCTCTGCAATCCGGCGCCGGTATTTTCGATTCCAAGCCCAATACCCGCCGCGACGTACTTTCCGTCCTGCGTGACCTGCATCTTCACCGACCACATCGTGGTGAGCTTTCCGCTGGTGTCCGCGTAGGCAGTCGAAGTTTCCTGAATGGCGGCAGTGTTCTCGCCGACCTTCGCGGTAACTTGGGTGATTGCCTGTGCGGTGACTTCCTTATCGGTTGCCACGGTTTGCCGCAGGTCAACAACAGCCGCCTGATTTTCACCGACGGTCGACGTCAGTTCTGTCATGGTTCGGGCGGTCGTTTCGTTTTCCGACGCCCTCACCTTCGACTCCGTCGCAATGCTGGAGGTACTGTTCCAGCCTTGCAGCGCATCAGCGAGATCACCCTCCCCGCCGTCGTCTCGGAAAGATGCACGAAGAGCCTGGAAGGCCGTTGCTTGCGCCGTAACTACGCCGTCGAGTTCGGTAATCTCGGCGGTATTGGTCGCAACCTGCTGAGCCAACCCGTTCGCCGTTTGCACGGTCTGACCAACGTCCAACCAATACGCAGGATTCGGCGGCGGCGTGTCGATAGGAACTGGACCGGTAGCCTGATAGATCCGCTTGCCAACCACGACAAGGTCGTATTCCTCGTAGGTGCCGTCTGGGTTGTAAGTCTTCAGCCCATCCAGCGCATCAATCTGCGCCTGAAGTCCGGGGATTTTGTCGATCTCGTCGAGAATATCCTGGCCGAGCTCAGTACGACCGATATCCCCTGCGATCATTTCCAGAATTGCCGCCGCGTCTGAACTCGACTGGCCCTGCACACCCATGCCGATCGGATACCAAGGCCCGATGTTGCCGATCTTGTCGACGATCCGCCCCCAGAAGTAAAACGTCACGCCGGCACGCAGGCCGAGCATGGAGAAGTCACTTTGCGGGTAAGCCAGGTCGGTCAGCTTCGTGGCCGCGTCCAGTTGAGTCGTCGGCCCGTACCAGATTTCAGTGCGCTGACTATCCTCGGCGCCAGCCGGGAAGCCCCACTTCAGGTAGATGCCGAACAGCAACGGTGTGGCGTTCAGATAACTGAGCGCCGGCGGCAATCCCTGTTTGCCCTTGAGGTTGGTCAGGATCGAGTTGCGCCAGATTGACGAAATATCGAACGCACTCACCGCGCGGACGCGGGCCACGTAGGCGCCAGCGTAGATGCCGACCACCTCAACGTTGGTCATGCCGGTGCGCTGCAGCTTGATCCAGTTGCCACTGTCCTTGCGCCACTCAACGTCATAGCCAACCGCGCCATCCACGGCCGGCCAGCTGATGGTCATGGTGGCCACGGCCAAACCCTGCACAACCGACGAGGTGGAGACGACGGTAACGCTTGCCGGCGCCGGCACGATAGTAATCGGGATCACGCTGATCGGACGCTCTTCAAGGCGCGCGCCAGTGTCGATGTAAGCAAATTTGCTTGGGTCGTACTGCAACGCACTGATTTCAAAGTCGCCTTCGGTGGTGCGCCGAGTGCGTAGCACGCGATACAGCGGGATAGCCAAGTCATTCGCATCCAGCGCCCACTGTAATTGCGCGATCGGCGGCTCGCTGTAGTTCGTCGTGACGGTCACGGCGCGGCCATTCACGCTTTGCACCGTGCGGCCTTCGGCGCGTCCGCCGGGCAAGTTGATGATCAGACGATCACCGGCCTTGGCCTGAGTCTCACGATCGAGCGTGACCACGCGGCCCGATGCAGACGAGATACGCCCGCCCACCTCGCGACCAGCCAAGAGCGAATCCGCCACCGGGATGATGTGCCCAGGCAGCGGAATCACGCCTTCCATGCCGGTCTTGAACGAGACAGTGCGATCCTGGTTGTTGCTGAGGATCGCCCACTTGCCGCGACGCTGCGCCTCCGACGCCCGGGTGCAGCCAATGGCGCTCAGCTCGGTCGGCCGATCGCCGTACCGGCGCTGCAATTCCAGATCGGCGAAAGGGATAACGTCGGTGTCGTAGTTGTTCGCCGGGTTGTCGTAACTGACCAGTGCCCGGGTGTAGCGAGTCTTCGCCGAGGCGCTGCCGTAGGAGAATTTGCCGTCGATGACGTTGGCGCGGGTGAAGACATAATCGAAGTCTTGCGCGCGCGGCATGTCGGCCTGCATAACCAGCTGGCCCTGAGCCCAGTAGGTCATGCCCCGGTAAATGCCGGCGATATCGCGCAGCAACGACCAGGCGTCAGCCTTGCCCTGCAGGTTCATGTCGCAAAGAAAACGCGGTTCCAGTCCGCCCAACCCGTTCGGCACCATCTGGTCACAGTACTGGGCGATCCGGTAGAGCTCCCACTTGTCGACCATGAACGGCTTGATGCGCTTGCCCAGGCCGAACCGGTCTTCGGTGCACGCGCCGTAGGTGATCCACGCCGGGTTATTGGTCCAGGCCGATTTCATCGAGCCATCCCACGTACCGGTATAGGTGCGCTGGATCGGATCATAGTTGCTCGGCACCATCCAGCGGCGCGCCTTGCACTTCACAGTCACGGCCGGAATGTTGGTGAACTGCTCGGCGTCGAACTCGATGTAGAGCAGCGCGGTATTCGGGTAGCGCAGCTTGGCGTCAATGACTTCGGTGTAACCGGCGATCAGCATCGTGTCGGCGATTTTGTTGCTGTTCTGGTTGGGCGTCAGGCGGCGGACGCGGATCTGCCAACCTGTGGTGGCGTCCGGCAAGTCGATTCGGCGCGAGCGCTCGTAGCGCGTAGTGGTCTTGCCGTCTACGGCGTCCACCAGCACCTGCTGATAGGCGCCGCCGTCGGTGGCTACATCGATCGCGTACTCGATGCGGTAACCACCGATATTCCCTTCGTCATCAGCGCGCTGCAGGGCTGGCCACGCCAGGCGCATGCGTACCGCTGAAAGCTGGGTGTTGGTGATCGAGCGCACCCACGCCGAATCGCTGCGCAGTTCGACGTTCAGCGAGGTCTCGTTCTCGACCGCCGGGATGCCCGGGATATACGTCTGGTCGACCGAGCCTGAACGCCAATCCCAACGAACGTTCGGGAAGTTGTAGTTGCCGCTGGCATCGCGGATCGGCGTGTTGTCCAGGTAGATGTCGTAATCGGTCGGGACGCTGTCGAACTCGCCCTCGCCCACGGCGATAAGCAGTTTTGCCAGGTTGGTCGAGCGCAGACTATCGCTGGCTTCGACTGGCGACTTCGGCTTGCTGCTGCCGCCCTTCTCGCCGTGGATATCGATCTGTGCAGCTGCGCCCATGCTTTCCTCCAGGCATAAAAAAACCGCCTCGCGGGCGGTTGGTGTGCTGCTTCCTGATTACACTTTGTCTTCAGCCAGGATCGAAGCAGAGATGATCATTCCGCCCCACCGGCGTTCGCCGATGCAGATCGGTACCGGGTTACCGCTGGCCGTGGTGTTCTTGGCGCTGCCGAAGGCATATGACGGTGAGTTTTCTGGGGATGCGCTTTGCTTCAGTCCTGAGGCTTGCGGGCTGAGCATTTGGATGACGCCGCCGGCAGCGAGCGCGATACCGACTGGCGCCAGCGCCTGAAAGCCAGGTATGAACGACGCTGCAATCAATACGGCGCCGATGATCGTCTGCACCAGACCGGCTCGCTTGCTCCCGCCGATGACGGGGACAATTCGGATTTCCTGTGTTCCGCCTAGACCAAAGTCTTTCTGAGGTACGTTTTTCTTGTTGCGGAAGATTGCGAAGCGCATTCCCTTTCGATCAAGATCCTTAATTGCCGCCTCAAATCCATCCAGCGTGCACTTCATCGCTTTGAAGGCCTCAGCTACAGATTTGCTACCTAGTTCGCGGTGATGAACTCGGCCGAAGAGCTTTATAAGTGGTCCGGAGAGCAGGATAGTAGTCATGTTTGGTTGGCTGTCTGTGATTGCTGACAAGGTTTCCTCCAGGCATAAAAAAGCCGCCCGAAGGCGGCGCGTTGAATTGGTATCAGAGGCAGTCGTTGATGGCTTGCATCATCTCTCCGCGGCCGTACCCCGGCGACCATGCCATCCGCTGATATAGGGTAATTGCGCTGCCCTTGCCGGTTTTCTGGATATCCAACAGCTCATCAGCCATGTTGTTACTTGCGACTAGTAAGCGATATCCGTTTTCGGTCTCCGCCATTGAAGCGTCACTGCGGGCGTCTTGCCATTTTGGGTAGACGCAGAGCGCGTAACGCTTGGGGTCTTTCGCGGTTACGGCCTTGAAACTTGGGTCGTTCTTCTGCAGGTCACCAGGTGAAACACACCCCGCCAACATCGCTACCGCCAGCGCTCCTACGATCAATTTCATGCAGGTCACTCCTGTGGGAAAGGGTGCACGATATCACTGGGGCGAGCGGGAATGAAAAAGCCCGGCGCTGGGCCGGGCTCATCTTTGTGCTGAAGAATCGTCAATCGATGAATTCATCTTCATCATCGAAGATTTCTTCATCCTCGTCACCGACGTAACCTTTCTTGAAATCTTCCCAATCCTCATCACCTAGATCGTGATGGCGATCAAACAGATTCAGCGCAACGCCGGACTTAGAAGCCATCCCACCAATGAGGTTGTAGCGATAATCAGGCGGCACTCCAACGAATGCTGATTCACCGAACCCCAGTACGTACCCAACTCGGTATTGATCAGAGTGAGGACTCAGTCCGTAAGCGTCGATTTCCTTACCAGCTTCACCTTCTTCAAAGCCCCTGCTGTACCCTTTATTGAATTCAGTACTCATGACTTCCTCACGCCAAATTAACGACCACACCGATATTGTGGCTTTACCGTAAATTTCAAGGGTTAGAGAAAACAATATTTGCTCTGTATAGGCATCCAGCGTGGATGAAACGACACTGGATGGCGGGGAGGATTTAATAGTAGCTTTCAGCCACCCCACCCACGACAGGAAGTTTATTTTGAGCAGACAGTTTCAAATGCCCTCAGACGAGAAACGAGCTCTCGAAGAAGCTATAGAAAGCAAGTTCCCCGGAAAATCAGCTTCATACAGCCTTTCGGGGAAAGATCCATGGCAAGGGAGAATCAGCTATTTCGATACCTCCGGCACTCACATTGTAATTTTTAGATTCTTTATGCGAGGCCATACTGGTGGGCCGGTACTGACGATTGAGCGCAACGAATACGATTGAAAAAGGATTCCCCAGTCCTTTGCCTGCAAGCCCAAGGACTGGGATTGCGCCAATGTCGGCGCGTTAATGACCTGGAGGTCAATGTGGCATACGACGTAACTCAAAGTGAGCTAAGAGCGCTCGACCTTGCTTTTCAATGTCTCGTTGCCAGCCTGAAGCACGCTGGTGTCTTGGACGAAAACCTTTATGTCAGCCGACTGGAGTCCCATATTTCCGGTGACTACCCGCTTGCAGACAATAAGGAAGTATTCAACCTCAGTCTTCAGCGCTATATCGACGACATCAAGCGCGTCAAAGGCCCGGGCGAATAAGACGACTGATGAGGGCTGCGGTCTTTTGATCGGCTTCAGCTCTCATTTTCGCCTCTTCATGCACGCTTCCTGCTTGTTGTTTGCTCATGAATTCCTCCAGCGGCAGCGCCGCATTATTTAGTTAGTTGTGCGTCTCTGTGCCTGAGGATCAGGCGCGTCCGATCGAGCCAAGGCCCACCGAAGACAATGACCTCAGATGGCCTGCCGTACAGGTGGTGGAGCAGGAACGGCCCGGGGCCGAACGTCGCCGCATCCTCACCCGGCAACGCCGGATCGGTGCCGAGAAAGATCCCAGCATGGTTCGGGTAAACCGTGCACCCCACTTCCATCACGATCATGTCGCCGCGCTGCGGTTGATCGACCCGGAAGAAGCCAGCGGCCTCATAGTTCGCCTCGTACAAACTGGTGTTGTCTTTGCTCTCCCACCAGCCGTCGGCGCGCTTGAAGGATTCGAATTCCAGCCCCCACTCGCGCTTGTACCAATCGGCGCAGACCTGCCAGCAGTCCCAGGCGCCGTGAACGAATGGACGTTTGAGCAGCGGCACATCACCGGTGGGCACGACCGTTCTGAGGTCACCTTCCGGCCAACTTAGAATGTGCCACGGCAGCGCGGCGGCCTCACACATGGCGAGGTCGCGCGGTGACGGCCTGCTGGTTGCGTCCGGATGCGAATGAACCACGCCGATCACCTCGCCGATGTCCTCGGCTTCCGCGTATTCCTCCGGATCGATGCGGAATTCTTCGTTCGGCTCGGTCGAGACATTGCGGCAAGCGAAGTACTGCTGCTTACGGCCTACGGCTAGCAGAAGACCGCAGCACTCTTTCGGGTACTCGGCTGCCGCATGGGCTTGGATCGCGTTCAAGATGTGCTTTCGCATGTCAGCTCCGTGCGATCAGGGAAACAGCCGGGAAGCCACCGAACGGCAGCGGGTTACCTTCACCGAAACGCGGGATGCACCCCTTGCCCAGCGTGGCGTCACACTCGTCCAGTTCGGGGTTGTCGGTGACGATGCCGTCCTTGGTCACGTATGGCCCGGTATAGCCGCAGTTCGGCCCGCGATAGCCGCCGGTGAGACACCAGTGGCAAAGGGTCGTGGCTTGACGGCCAATGGATTCATTGCCAACGTCGCCCGGGCTGGCCAACTCCCAACTGACCGTCTCGCCGTCCTCGTTCGTCTTCTGGTCGATGTACCAGACTTCAATCGTCTCTTGGGTGGGGTCAGCAGTTGGGTTGCCGGCGGGAAAGTTCGCCGCGTCGAGGTAAGTGCCGAGCGTGTGGCGCATCGTCAGCTTGAACTCGAGTAGATCCTCGAAGGCCAGACAGAGTGCGGTGATGCGCCCGCTGACGTTCCCGACCGATAGCGTCGGCCGAACCGCAGTGCCGTCGCCGTTTGCCTCGATGCCATCGATCTGCATTGGCCAGGCGCTGTACTCATTGCCCTGCCAGTAAATCGCTTTCGCCGGCAATTGATCGGCATTGGCACCGGCGGCGATCAGCTCGGCCGCCGTGTGCGGAATGGCGTGCCCGTGGAAGCGCAGAATGTCTGCGCCGTAATCCGTGCCGTCCAATTCAAAGAGCAGCACTTCGCTGCCAGGCTCAAGCACCTGGATATCACTGATCAGCGACATGATCGCTCCTAGGGTCGAAATGCACGCTCGAACGTGGCTGTGAGTTTGAAAACGCCCCCACCCATTGGCGTGGGAGCGGGATTTTTGCAGGTGAACAGACCGAGTTGGCCGAGGGGCGTTGTCCAGAGAAACGCCTTGGCCCCGGCGTGTCGATCGAGGAAGTCCATGATCTCCAGAACCTTGGCCTTCTGACCGGTGAAGGTGATCGGGTAGGAGTCCTCCTTGTTGTTTGGCCCATCACCGACGTTCTGCGCATATCCGCCGCCGAACTGGGCGGTGCGCACCCGATAACCAATCTCGGGGGTGCCTCCGCGCTCGGTTGGCCAAGTGAACTTTTCGATCGCCATTACTACCTCCGATTGATCTTTTGCCAGATCGCGCCACCTGGCTGCAGCTCCTTAGCAATCGCTCTATCCACCACGGACTGCGCAACTTGCTGCACTCCTTTCCCGAGATCGGCCGATGCTTGCTGACTTGTTGCGGGCGACTCTGCTCCGCCGGTTGTCTGCACCGTGACCGCTACAGGGAAGTTGTAGGTGTTGCCACCGCCAGTACCGGACATTGCGGCAAGCGCTGGCCCGCCACCGGAAGTCAGAGGTGTGACACTACCGCCACTCGCGCCAGTCATGAGGTATGACCTGCCGCCCTGATTGAAAAGCTCTGGCCCGTTTTCATTCACTTCGTAGAAAGTGTTCGGTTCAACAGCACCGCCAACAGCGCGACCGCCACCGAAAGACACCGATGCAGAACTGGCATCAAACTGACTGCCAAAACTCTGAGCCCCAGACTCCGCCGCGCCAGCGGTTGCGGCACCTGTAGCGCCGCTTCCACCAGTGAAGTAGCTCGTCGCGGCACCCACTACGCTGCTCAGCAATGCCGAACTGGCCTGCCGAGTGGCGATCCGCGCCATGTCAGCCAGAATCGATTTGGTGAAGTCGGCGAACGACAGTTTCCCGGTCATGGCGAAATTGACGATCGCGTCTTCCATCGAACTGAAGGCGTTGGTGAAAAGGCTTTTGGTTTGACCGGCGACATCTCGGGCCGATTCCAGATAGTTCTGCCACGCCGACGATGCGCCCGCGCTCCAGTCGCCTTGGGCCGCCGTCATCTCGTCGTAGTTGGCTTGCACCGTGTCGTGCAGATCCTTCTGCGTGGCTTTGAGCGCCGCCAGTTTCTGGGTGTACTCGTCGAGGCTCATGCCGCGCGAGCCATCGCCATACTGGTTGGCCAGATCGAGCTTCTGCGAGTTGAAGCGGTCGTCGATGGCGTTCTGCTGATCCGTCAGGCCTCGCTGCCGGTCTCCCTGGCCAAGTCCCGCAGCGGCACGCTGGCCTTGTTCGCGCAAGGTATCAACTTGCTGCTGCAATGCGTTGGTGTAGGTTTGAACCGCCTGCTCCTGCTTCCTGAGCCGGCCTTGTTCATTCTTCGCCAGCACATCCAGTTCGCTGTCCGCAGCCTTTTGTGCCCGAACCATATCCGCGCGCGCATCTTCGATTTTCTGGTCGATCTGAATACGCTGCTCGGCCGTGGTGCTGGCCTTGGCCTTCGCCGCTTCAAGCGCCGCAATCTCAGCCTCATAAGCGGTCGTAACCTCGTCCCTCTCGTTACCGATCAACGCTTCGCGCTTCAGCAGATATTCTTGCTGAGAAATCAGCCCGGCCTTCTGCGCGGCATCCAGTTGTTTCTGGGTGTTCGCGTATTCGGCCTGGATCTCCTTCAGGGCATTTTGAGCGGCGTTGTAACCGGTGAGGTCAACTGCGCCGGCGGACGCTGCTTTCGGGTCTTTGTTCTTGTCCTTGATGTTCTGCAGGGTTTTGGCGACGAAATCGGCCTGAACTTTGGGGTCGTCAGGATTCGCCTTCCTCAGAACCTCAACATCGCGCAGGTACGATTTCGTCAGCTTGTCGCGTTTCTCGGCATTGGTCAGGTTCGAATCGCTGATCTGCTTGAGTCGCTGCTCCGCCTCGATTCCTTCCTTCTGAACTTTCGCCCTCTCAGCGTCGATCGCTGCATTCTGGGTCAGCAGAGCTTTCTGGTTCCTGAGGGCAGTCAATTGCCCTTCGAGAAATCTGGACGACTTACTGGAAGCCCCCAAATCTTCAGGGAAGAGCGAAGCCAGAAACCCGCCCTTGCGCTCGCTGACAATTTTCTCAAGGTTGGCGATTTGGGTATCAATCGACTGCACCCTGCCGACGTCCAAAATTGAATCAAGGGCGCCGTTCGCCGAGTCCTTTACGCCCTTCCAGGCTTTCTCCCACAATCCCAGATTTTGAGTGACCTGACTGGAGCGCTGTTGAATGGTATCCGCATAGGTTCTCGTGAGAAGGTCAGCAGCTCCGACCGTATCACCCTGCTCTTTGAGCGCGACGATCTGTGAATACACGGATGCCGTCAGGAACTGGTACTGGCCGTTGAGTTCCTTTGCTGCTGCTACCGGATCCTTGGCGATCTTGATGAACTCATCGATGGTCGCGTCCACCGACTTTCCGGTAGCGTCTTCCATCGCAGCAGCAGCGTCTGCGATTTCCTTGAAGCTGGAGCCAGCAATCACACCACTCGCGGCCAGCGCGGTCAGCGAAGCCGCAGCCTCTCCGGTCGTGCCATTTGTGGCACTGACCTGCTGAGCCAAGTTGGCGAGTTGGTCCGCCGATGTTCCCGCAGCATTGCCGGTCAGGATGAGGGCTTTGCTGTATTCATCAGCTTCTTTGCTGCCTTGGCTGTATCCGTAGATCAGTGTTGCGATTGCTGCCGCTGCAACAGCCACCGCTGCTGCCATACCCACCATGCTCGCTGATGCACCAGTCACGCTTGGAGGGAGCGCACCGTACGCTTTCTGTGCGTTCTCGGCTGCTTCAGCAGCAGTGTTCGAGCGCTCGGCCAAATCCGATAGGCTTTCCCCTGCTTCACCCGCGTTGTCGGCTACGTCTTTGGCATTGGTCGCAATACCTGCGAGCGACTCACCCAACACTGCCGCGCCCGCGCCACCGGTGAACAAGGAGCGGAATTTGTCCCTCAGCGCTCAAGGGTAGCCCCAACACCACCGAACGAATCTTTGATCTGCCCACCCTGCTGGATCAGCACCAAGAACGGGTTTTGTCCGCCGGCCAGGCTGGTGAAAATGTCCGTGAACTGAGAAGGAAGTTGGCGAAGCGCCGCTTCGGTCTGTTTCGAGCTGGCACCGGTTTTTTTCAGACCTTCATCAAAGTCGCCCAGCTTCTGCCGAGAGGCATCGATACGAGCGGAGTACTCCCGGAACGTATCAGCGTCGATCAGCCCTGCGGCCTTGTACTTCTGCAACTGCGCCTGTTGCTGATCCAGCTTGTCGAGCGCGGCAATGGCAGGATTGATCTTGCCGAGCAGTGCTTGCAGTCCTTCTGCTTGAACGCCGGTGGCAGCGGCCGCCCTCTTCGCTGCGTCTGCCTCTTTGTCAGTGGACCCGACCAGCGCATCCGAATCAGCCTTCAGGCGACGAGCAAGCGCCGCCAAACTACTGGCTGAAGAACCGGAAGCATCCATTGCCGCCGAATTGGTCTCCATGCTGGTGGTCAGGCGCTGGTAGTACTCGCTCGACTCCAAGGACGCTTTGGCCATCGCCAAAAGGCGACTTTTCGCATCCTCTGTAGATTCTCCCAGTTTCACTTCAGCGGTAGTGAGCTCAGTAGTTGCCGTCGTAGTGGTTTTCAGCCCCTGCGTCGCCTCCGCAAGCGATCGGCCAACCGTCGCCATCAGTTGAGCGGTGGTGTCCTGCCTGGCGTTCAGAGCCTGCAGCTCTTTCACGATCTGCTTGGTGTCACCTGCCATCCCGGCGAGAGCTTGCTCCCAGGCTGAGCCAGTTCGCTTTGCTGCCTCCTCCGCGTCCTTGCCCGCATCGACCAATTTATCCAGGTCGGTTGCAGCCTTGACCGCATCGCCCGAGTCAACCTCGATGCCTAACTGCGCGATAGTGCCCGACATGAGTGCTCCATTACTTTGATTCGCTCATGACGAGCAGGGCCTCGACCTCCATAGCCTGAAGGTCTGGGAAGATCTCTCTGAGTTGTTTTCTGGATGTACCGACAAAGTCGGATACGTCTCGAAGAGCCGTGTAATCAAGGCCGGTTGCCCCGCCCATGCCCGTGCGCCACTGAGTAGACATGGCGTTGAAGAGCACGAAGGCCGGCCAGTTTTCGGCCAACACTTCGCACTCTTCCTCGGGGATGTCAGAGATGGATAAGCCGAACGCCGCCAGATCCGCCTCAGACGGACCAGGCTCGTACATCAGGCGGGCGACCTTCGTCAGTTTCCCAGCCGGGCCGCCGAGAAGGCCTTTTGGTAAGCATCGACAATCGCGTCACCGGCGCCGGCCGAGGTTTCCACCAAGGCGCGAATAGATTCGGGGCTCAGCTTGTCTTCAAAGCCCCAGCCGGTGACCAATTGAGTCACCTGCTCGACCTGCCGCTCGACGTGAGAGTCGGTGATCTCGATCAGAGTGAGGTCGTCACCCTTGGCCTTGAAACGCTCCTGATCTTCCTTCGCGCTTTCCTGCCAGCCAGCGAAGAGCTTTGCGAGCTCCTTGCGATCGCGATACTTGAATTCAAACGGCACCTTGATCGTGGTGCCGCCGACGCGAGGAATATCAACGTCGGCTTTGAAGGTAGGATTTTGAGCAATCTTGAACTTGGCCATGAGTTACACCACCGCCGCATAACGGGTAGGACGGCCGGTCAACGCGACGCTGATAACGCGGGCCATCAGGTTGTTGCGCGACATGGTCGGAGTGGAAGTGATCGACACGTAGCCGTTGTAAACGATGCTGCTGCCGCCCGGCAGGTTCAGGCGCAGAACGCGCGGCTGCTTGTCATCGTCCGCAGCTTCGCAGACATCGACATAGGGCTTGGAAGGATCGTCGGCGACCGTGATGGAAAGCGTGATCGGGTTCTTGGTGGTCGGCATCTGCCGATCATCATCGTCAGCCAGGAAACCGTAAGTGAGGAACTGCTGATCGCCACCGGTGGAGTTCAGTTCGGTGATCTGCGAGATCTCGGTGAACGAGGTCACTTCGCGCGCCGAACCGACACCCGAACCTGCTGGATATTGCTGCACGTTGGTGGTGTTCACGCCGCCCAGTGCGAAAGTGCCGCTGGCGATGTCCGCAACCCGAACGGCGCGACCGTCGAGGCGGGTCCAGCCGGAATTAACCGCGATGATGTCGCCTTCGGCCAGGCCGTGAGCTGCGGCCGTGGCCACCGCCGGGTTGGCGTTACTCAGCGAGGTAAATGGAATTGCTGCGCCGTAGGCAGAAGCAATCTCAAAGGTTGCGCCGTTGGGCATTTGAATGCCGGCCATGGGATTTTCCTCTTTTCAGACATGAAAAAACCCGCTCAATGGCGGGTTCCGGGTTTGCCCAGTGGGCGGATTAAGTTGTGGTATCAGCGCGGTACTGGAAGGACACCGGCACTATGAAATTTGTGTCGCTGGGAATGCCCGGCCCCTGATCAACCGGGGTCAACGTCACAACGGTGATTGCCCCTTTCGTGCTCCGCTCATACAGCGGGAAAAGTGCTGCGATCTGATCCGCCAGCGCTCCAGCTGCGCCGCGGTACTTGCCCGAGGGCGTCACGATGCTGACCTGAAATACTCCGGTGAAAAGCCTGTGGTCACCGCCGAGTGTGTTGCTCGCGGTGTCGGCCGGTAGCGTGAAAGCCCGCAGATAAGTGGCGTCGTCGCCGGGAGTAAAGGCCTCGTTCTCGACCACGACCTTCAGCGGATTCGGCAACGCTTTTGCCCAGGCGATCAGCTTGGCTTCGTAGATCGAAGCAATGACGTTGTGGCTCATACCTGATTGTTCCTGATGGCCTCAAGCACGATCTGCTGGAAGCGGGCCACAGTGATGCGAACCATGCCGCCCGGCGCCTGGGTGGAATGCCCGAACTCCAGCGGAATCGCGTAACCAAGGCTGTTGGTGATGTAGCAGGTATCCCCTGCTTTGAACTCAATGGCACCGGCAACGATTCGCGCCGTTGATTTGGCACCGCCCGGATCGACTTCTTCTGTCGTGGTGCTATCGGGGGCGCCGATGCTGAACATCCAGTTTCCGCGAAACCGACCTCCGACGTAGCCCTTGCCAGCCACCAAGCCATTCACATTGAAGTTCTGGTCACGCTCAGCCTTGGTCAGCGGCTTGGCGTATTTCACACCGCTGCGGAGCTTGCCGGCCTTCGTGAAGTTCGACTCATCGAGATTGATGATCGTGTTGCGAATGTTGACCTTGAAGTCGTAATCGTCTGCCACCCGGGTGTTCGCTTCGCGATGAACGACGTTTGCAGCCCAGATTTCTGGATTGCCCACTGGAGACATGCGGATGACGCTGTTGCCAAGTTCGATGATGATCTCGCGAAGACTGGCGTCGATGGCTTCCGTGGCTTTGGCTGCGAATTCGGCGAGGCTCAGGGCGAAGCTGCCGGACTGTCCGGCGCCTGCGCGACTCACGACCGCACCTGCAGTTCGTAGAGGATTGGTGTGCCGGCCGGGTTTATCTCTTTCAAGGGCGGGACAATTGACCAGGTGCGCCCGTTGACGATCACCTTGTTCAGCAAATCGGGAGCCCACTCCAGCCCCTGCGCGGCAATCTTTAGTTTCTTGTCGCCCTGCTTAATGAGGCTGTTGTTCTGGAATTCTTGGCCGGTGAAGTCGAGCAGGATGCCTTGGGCGGTTTGCTCTTTGGTGCTGTCGGGTGGGGCTGTACCCGTGCCCGGGTCGTACTCGCCGACGGTTGTTGCGCGGATAGTCACGGGCTGGCCGAACTCTGTGATCATCTCCTGAGCCATCACGGCCATTTCGTCGTAGAAGGCCATGGCGGCTCCATGTTTGAAAAAAATTTCAGGTTTTACAGCTAAGCGCTAGCGAGTGAAACCTTCGAAAAACCACGCCGCTGAAGCTCTTGGACCAGTTCCTCAATAGTCGCCTCAGATACCGAAGGACCGGATGCTGCCTTCGCAACGGCGGCAATGTCACTGGCCTTGGTTTCAGGAAATAGCACGCGATTGAGTTTGGTCCAGTTGACCATGTCGGGAACGTGGATGCCCCGCTCGTAGCGCCCAGGCATCACTTTGTGAATACCTGCTTTGAGCGCCAGTTCTTCTTGAGTAAGACCGGCACTCTTACGAGCCTTGAGCAAAGCGCTGGGAAAGTTCGAATTATTGGGATTACAAAGCATATATTTAACCTCTCGAGTAATATTCGAGAAGATTATAGGCTTTTTTATACCTTCACAAGTATCTTCCTAGTATCTTTTCGCTATGCACGAATTGCGAGCAGCCCTCGCTTTTGCAGATAATCCGCAAACTGCGTAGCGCTGGGCCGATCCGGCGCCGCCGGTAGAAGTCGGCCGCTGGTGTTCGGGATCGTCGCGTACTCGCGAGTAACCGCCCCCTCGACACGCTCCAGCGTTACCGCGCCTTTGCGCTTCTCGATCGGGTCGACGTCGTCAGTGTGGATCTCGGCAGCCAGCGCCATCTGGCCATACTGGATTCGAGCCGGCAGGTAGTTGTCGGGCTTGATCTCGTAATCCAGTTCAATGCTGCGGCGCGGCCAGGACAGGGCCTGCTCGCTGTTGGACTTTCGCCCTTTCCAAATCATGCCATCCATTGCCAGCGCGGCCCGCCGCAGCAGCGCTTCCTGTGCTGGCGCCTCCGCCGGGATGGTCACGCCGAACTTTACGGCGTACATGGCCAACTCCTCGGCGGATGCGTAGCTTTCGGCGTCAGGCTTGCCGGTACCGTCCTCGATGATGAGAGTCATGAATCAGCTCGCTGTGGTGTTCTGGATCGGGCGCCGCGTTGACGGCGGCCCGGATTGTTACGCCTGCTGAAGATCAGCAACTGCCTTTTCCAGCGATTCTACCGAAGCATTCGTCCGATACGTCACGTTGGCAGCGTCGAGCTGCGATTTCAGGTTGGCGATCTTCTCGGCATTGTCGACCGGCTCTGCTACCGCCTTGAGACGTTCGACTTCAGCGCGGAGCAATTCAACCTCGCCCGCCAAGTTGTCACGTTCACCCGTGAGGGTTTCGAAACCCTCATGAATGGCTTTCAGCACACCGAACAATCGGATCGGCAGTTCGCCGGCGCCCGGGTGTTCCAGTTCGGACAGACCTTCGGCAGCCTCGATCAGCAACACGATGCCGTCACGCTCAGCGCGAAGCATGTCGTTGTCCTGCTCCAGGCTTGCGATGGTGTCGGCACGATCCGAATTAACCGATTCGCTGATCAAAGGCTTCAACACCGAGACTTCGACGCCCTGCGCCTCATAGGCGTCGACCACCTTCGGCCAGTCGCCAATCACGACCGCATGGGTCACACCCGCTTCAGGCCGATCAAAGTGCGCTGGATTGCGGTAACGCTTTTCCGGATCGAAGTCCGAGTTCTGAGTGGAGTAAACCAGTTCCATAAAAGTCTCCGTAGCGGCCATCGCTGGCCGCTGTCAGGGCCAGTATCAGCCGCCGGCGGGTGGCGTGGTGGTCAGGGTGATCAGCACACCAGCAGTCACCTTATTGCTGTTGGAGTGCTTGACCCAGTTCGCAGCCGAACCCACGGCGGCAAGCGTTGGGTTCGCACCGCCAGCGGTTTCCTTCCAGCTGTAGCCGAGAACATCGATGTTGACGGTGCCTTCAGCGCGATAGCCGATACCCAGATTCTCTTCGTCATTCACCGCGTACGAACGGAAGCCCGGCGCCTGCGACTCGGTGATCACCACGGCGTTTGGCAGCAGGCCGAAGATCACATCGGCCGGGGCGGTGTCGGTGACCAGCACGGGCTTGCCGAGAGTGCCTGGCAAGCCGCCGTAAATGACGACGCCCGCCTCTTCGTAGACCTTGTTTGCAATCGCCTCGTCGACAATGTCGAAGTAAGCACTGGAGTGCATGACCCACAGCGCGATACGGCCGAACTTGTCACCGAACTTGCGCATGCCGCGGGTCAGTGTCTTCTTGCCGTCGGTTTCAATGTTGGCCGAAACCACCATGTCAGCGTTGGAGCTGATCGAGGCGCGCAGTGCAGCAGTGGCGTACTGGATGAAACCTTCCAGAGTGGCGTCGGCAACGTCGGCGCCGATGATCTGCGAGAACTCGTCGACCGGTCGGCCGCGGCGCTTGAACGCTTCTTCGGTGGTCTGGTACGGGCCGTACTTCCACGGTGCCTTGACGCCAACGGCTTCGCCTGCGCCGATCTTCTTCGCGGTCACCTTACCGGTGGAGTTGACGTCGCGATGCTCCAGCGAGCCGCCGATCTTGTAGAACGCGCGCTTGCGGAAGTCGCCTTCGATCAGCTCATTGTCGAGCACGATCGCACCGTTGGACGATGCGTTGAACACATCGAGGTTGTCCTGGACACGCTCCAGGTATGCGGTTTGCGCCTCATCGTTGTAGATGATCAGGTCGCTGTTAACAGTCGTTGCCATGGGTGAATCCCCTTACTTGGGCAATTGCAGATATGCGGTTTGGCCGTGCTTGCGTTGGTAGTCGCGCTTTTGCTCGGCAGTCATTTCGGAGCGCTTGAATGCAGCCTGGCCGCCACCCCCGCCCGGGGCTTGTGTCCCTGAGGCCCTTGGCCACAGATGAGGTGCGCTTTCGCGCAGTGATTCCGCCCATTCGAGCGGAGTCAAAGGGGTCTTGCCGTCTTTGCCGAGGATGACCTGGCCGGATTCATCAACGGCGACCGCTTCACCCTCTTCGTTCAGCGAGAACACGCCTTTGGCGCGCAGAATGATGTCGTCGGTTGCTTCCGGCAGTGCGCCGGCTTTCAAAGCTGCGCCGCGAACCGAATCGCCCAGGACTTTGCCCTGGAACTTCGCGGCGAATGCTTCGGCCTTCTCGGCGCGCGCGGTGACGGTCTTCAACTGCTTGTCGTAGTCGCCACGCAGGCGCTCGGTGCGGCGGTTGAAGACCTCATCGACCTTACCCTCAGTCAGCAGCTTGGTTTCTTCGTCCTGGCCGGCACGACTGAGCAAGCCTTTCACGGCGTCAATGTCGATGCCTTCGAACTGCGTTTCGAACTGAGTAAGCTTGCCGGCGGTGTCTTTCAGTTTGCCCAGCAGCTCGGTGTTCTTGGTTTTCAAGCCAGAAACAGAGGCATCAACAGCAGTCGCGATAGCGGCCTTGATTGCCGGATTGTCCAGGTCGATTTCGTTTTCTTCTGCCACGTTGATGCACCCCTTGGGTTTGTTTGCCCGCTTTGCAGGCATAAAAAAACCCGCCGAAGCGGGTTGATAGGTTGTGAGTTTTCAGTACCTGAGCATCTTTAAGCTGCACAGTCCCTCATCGCCAGTAACGAATTGGTAAATCTGATCAGTGAGAAATAGAAGATCTGACCTGGCCTGAGCGACCTGCGAGAGCGAGCGATTGGGATCAGAGATGCCGATGGCATAATTACGAACTTCTTTCTTTAGCCATCCTTGCGTGAGGATGCTATTCAGCACCAAATTGATAGCCTCGGCGTGTTCGAAGGACTGATCTTCACGATAAGACCTGATCCAAGATATTGCCTTTCTGCGAATGGCAAGTCGCTCCGCTACATCACCAGGCCAACCAGGGTAGAACACGACAACCAGCAGTTGAGAAAGCTCTTTTCTTTCATTTTCAGATATGAAACTCAACACCTTGCACGTCCTTTCGCTTTAGTGATTTCTTTGGACTATACGCCAGCTCGCTCGAATGCCAACGGCTCCAGCACCTTCATCTGCGCCAGGGTCAGCGGCGCAAAGTTGCGGTCGAGCTGCAGCTCGGCGAAGCGCTGGACACTTAGCCCGCCCTCACGGAACAGCTTTGCCCGTACCGGGCCTATGGCAACGTCCTGGAACGAAGCTGGCTGCTGCTGTAGCCAGTGGTAGTAGTCGAGGCTCGCACTGACCTGTCCCGCACCATCCGCACCGACCGACGCCCGCGTAGCGCCCTTGGCGAACATCTCGCTGAGCTTGGTCAGCAGGATGAACGTAGTGCGGCAATTCGGGTGAAACGGCGGTCGCGGTCCGGACGTTACGGGAAACCTTCGTTTGTCCATCGACCGACATTGCTGGCTGGTCTTGCTGTCCAGCGTGGCGACCATCTCCACTTCGGACACGATGTCCGTATTGGCCTTGGCCACCTCCATGCGCGCCTGAGTCGACACATGCTGTATCGCGGTGTGCACGATAGTGCTGGCATTGCGGTTGGTGGTGGCGAGAATGCCGTCTTTGTAACCGGCCAGCTTCGTACCACGGATGTTGCGGATGATCTGGAAGTTCGTCTGCCCTTCGAAGAAACCCTGCCGTATCGTGCCGGTGACGCGCTCGCGCTCGGCACTGGTCCATCCCTTGATGAACGACTTCAGCAGCTTGCCGCCGCCGGTGCCGCGCACGCTGAGGGGATTGGTCAGCACCGCGGTGCGGATAGCCGCTGCCGTCGGCGCGACCACATCCAGCAAGACGCCAAGCGGCGCTGACCGGCCCAGGCTCGAAGCCTCAAACTCAGCCTCGTAGTTGGCGATGTCGATCAGATCGAGGTTCAGTTGCGCGCTGTAGCGGTCGAATATGCCCAGCAGCAGACTGTCGACCTCTTTCAGCAGCGACTCCAGCCGCTTCACGTTGTACTCGGTCAGATCTGACTGGGTGAGCCGGTCGCGTATCGAGCGGTCGATCTCCTTCAGAAAGGGGGCAAACTTGCCGACCTCCCCGACCTTCAGCTTTTCGAGGAAGACCGCGTGCCGAATCGTAGCGTCAAGGATTGCTTGGTTTGCCACCATCTACTTTGTCCTCGTCGTCCAGGCCCAGGCCGTCGCCCTGCTCTGCCAGCTCGCCATCGATTTGCTGGTCTGTTCGCTCAGGCGCGATCAAGCCCAACTTACGCAGATACGCCCGAAGATCTGCTTTGGCGAAACCGCCGTTCTGCCAGAGGCCAACCAGTGCGGTGATCATCTGTGGATCAGCCGTCAGCTCCACGAACTCCTGATTGATCTGGTACGCAACCTTCGCGTCGTCGACGCCCATGTAGGTGCAGCACCACATGATCGCCCGGGTATAGGCCTCGCTGACGTTGGCCACGCAGCCGGCGAGCACTGACGTTGATGCGGACTGATCGCCGCGTGCTTCGGTCGCCGTCTTGGACGAGAGAGAGGCCACGACCATCCGCGCGCCGAGCTCGATCATCATCTGGTTCTTGTCGGCCATGGCCTCCTTCACCAGTGTGTTCGGCAATGGCTGGGCGTAACCAAACTGGCCGCCGGCTGGGAGCATCATCGGGGCGCGGGAGCCGACGTAAACGCCGTTCTTCTCCATCCAGTCGCGCCACTGTTCATCCAGACCGGAAATCCATGGTTGGGCCTGGCCACACCAGAAGACGCTGTCCTCATAGTCGGCGCTGTTCCGATAATGGCCCAGGTTGATCATGGCGATATCGTAGAGCGGTGACTCGTCAATGCTCGGGTCATTGTTCTGTGCGCCTACGAAGGTGAACGGGATCTCCTTCAGGCGGCCGGCGGCGCCGGTGGGTTTGAATTCCTGCACAACGGCCAGCGGCCCGCCACCCTTCGGCCCGGATCGGCGCCAAACGCGGCAGACAAAGCCATCATCCTCGAGAGCCAGTTCCCGGTATTGCTCTACCACCTTGAAGCCGAAACCGTCTTCGATTTCCGGCGATTCGCGCAGCACCACCAAGGTCAGCACGCAGTGTCCGTTCACCATGCCCGTACGCCAGTTGATGATGTCTTCAGCGCAGTACGACAGGATCACCGAGTGCCCACCGGCGCCGGCGTCTTGGTGATAGTCGACGTACAGACCATGCCGTCCAGCCTCGAGCACCTTTTCCAGCGTGCCTTGCGAATGCTGGTAGATGCTCACGCCGGAACCGTTGGCGTTGTCCTGCAAGTACTCCATCTTCTTGGCGACCGTCAACGTCGGGTCTTTGTGAAATGCCAAACCGAGCAAGCCATTGCGCGTGTGACCGGTGGCGTTCTTGAAAACCGCCCGTTCACGATAGGCCTTGTTTCGGTCTACGTTCTCCGGCGACTTGTCGTGAGCGTTGATGTCCGGCAGTCGGTCAACAACCCTGTGCTGACCAGCGCAAACGTCGCGCACGGTTGCCCAGCGATCCAGCACTTCGATGTAGTCCGCCCGCTTGAAGGAGACGTCGTTGCTCATCGGGCGTATCCCATTTTGATAGCGGTGACCGGTTTGATGATCGGGTACTCGCGGTGAATGAAGTAACCGCCGCCGTCGTTGGCGTGGTCGTTTCCTTGGCTCTTGTCCGGCTCGCCGTTGGGTGCCCAGATTTGCTGTTCTAAGCCGTCGGCATAGGTCGGACACGTAAACGGGTTGACCAGGTAACGGCGCTCGCCCTGCGCGTTGCAGAACATGGCGTTCATGGCGTTGATTCGGTCCTTCACCGGTGGGTTGGCCGCCGGCGCGATGACCGTGAAGCCTGCCTGCTTCAGCATGGCGATATCGGTGAGGCTGGCATTGACCGACTTGCGCGAATCGCCGGAGGCGTCCGGGTAGATCCGAATCTCGCAGGTCTTTCTGAAGTCGTTGCCGGTGTGTTCCCAGTAGCGTTCCTTGATCCGGCGGATCATGTCTGGCGTGTCGTAGCCATCCATCAACTCGTCCACGGCGCGCGGCAGGCCCTGATCTCGTTTGACGTGAGTGATCGCCGCCATCTTCCCGACGTTGAAGTCCATGCCGATGAACAACGGCTCACCGGGCTGCACAGTGTCGAAGCACTGGTTCAGCTTGCGGTCGTAAGCGTGGTAGATAGATCCGGACGTCAGGTTGACGAATTGCCCATTCAGGTACGCGCGGATCAGCTGCTCGGGGTACGACTCCATCAGCGATGCAATGTAGTCATCAGGCAGGTTCAGCTCGTTGTCGAAGGTGCTGGCCTGGATCAGGCCATACATTTCCTTCAGCGCCGGCTTGTCGCGCAACTGCTTCACGAACTGGAGAAAGACGAACTTGAAGCCTTCCGGCGTTGTGGTCACGTCCACGCCGTTCTTCAGCCCAGGCATGTTGTACCGCATCCGGGCAATAATCTTACGCCAAGCCTGCTGCGCCTTGATCGACGTCAGCACGTCCAGTTCGTCGACCAGAGCGTGACCGATCTTGAAGCCGACGATGGTCTGCGGCTTCTCCATCGACCGGCAAATCACAGTGCCGCGATACTGCCGGCCGCTGTAGATGTGAACCTCATGGTTCGCCTGGTTGATCTTGGTCTTCAGCCCCCAGTCGTAGGCCACCTCCTCCATCGTGGGATAGAAGATGTCGCGAATCTGCGGGTAAGTCGGAGCGAAGTAACCAGCGTTGACGCCGGGCCACTCCATGAAATGCTTGCTGAGCGCTGAGCATCCGACCCAGGTCTTCCCGGAGCCGAATCCAGCAACAAAGGCACGAAACTTGTGGGGCAAGAGGAGGAACTGCGACTGCGGAACGTTAAGGCTCGGCATTCGGCTTCCTCGCATCCACTACGTCGACCTGAATGCGCGTCGGGATTGCCGGCTCATCGTCGGGCTCGTCCTTCCGGTTGCGGTTGACGTAGACATCTCCCACTTCCTTGGCCGCCTGCTCGAGGATCTGCATCGCGAGGCCGATGTTCTTCATCGTCTCGGCTCGCTCGACGAACCGATTCATGGCGCGGAGCCGGAATGCTCGATTGGCGATCGGGATTTCGGCGGTCTCTTCGCGGAAGCGCTTGCGGGTCTCTTCAAACACCGCTTTCCACTTCACGCCAAGGTCACGGCCGGCGTATTTCGTTGGGTCGTACTGCTCGCACTGTTGGCGAGACACTTCGACGCCGAATGTTTCCTTGACCGCCTGCACTACCTGAGTCGGCGTATCAAAGCAGGCCAACGCCTGCACAATGAAGCGCTTCACCTCATCTTTCAGGGCTGCCATATGGGTTTATTCCGTCAAGGTCCTGTCAAGGATCAGGCCGACTTGAGCAGACAGGTTCCGCAGGCCCTCGATATGTTCATTTTCCCTACCTCAGCAGGATTGTTTGCAGCGTCCACCATCTCTTGAACCGCCGGGCTTGCACCGTACCGACGCACCACACCGACGAACTCTTCAACGTCGTGTCCGCGCATCTCAAGCTTGGGCAATCCTTCCTGGGTGAATGCTGGCTGGCCATACTTATCGGTCGCTTGAGCTATGTGATACAGCTCATGTTCGATGAGGGCGCAGAAATCAGCGTCGGAGCACTGGGCGCAGTAGTCAGCAGCCAAGGTGATGATGAAGGCTGGCACGTCGCCGAACCAGTCCATCATCTGCTGTTCCATCCGAGCCTTCTGCCAGCCACCCGCACGGAGCGCGACCTGCTCAGCCTGGCCTACCACCGTGCGCCCCTTCTTCGTGAAGGCAGCAGACGCCCACATCACTCGAATGTCCGCATCGATCAGATGGGCATGCTCTTCGTTGTGGATGCTGCCACCATCGGCAATGATCTCGCGGGATACCCATTCCCAGACATCTGGCGCTGGGGCAACGGCCAAGAAAATTGAATCAATCAGGATGGCAGGCGGGAGTGGCCGATTCATAGCTGTGCGCTTACGGTTGAAATGTTAAGGATTACCCCCATTAAGAATCCTCCTATCTCAAGCAGGCACCGCTGTGATGAACGATGAAAATATACAGGGACTGATCGTGTCGTATGTTGCTGCGAAACTGGCAATTGACCAAGAACACAAAATCTCAGAATTCAAGCTTGAACTTGCAAAAAAAGATCATGAGACGGCCTGGGAAGAATTGAGCGCAGCGGGGTTCTCTGGCAGGGTCAGGATCGGCAATGCCGTGGCGCTTAGGCCGCAAGACTTCCGTGCTCTTTTAAGCGGCGGCCCCTCAGACACGTTGATTATGATCAATCTCGTTGAGATAAAGTCTGTTGAGGTTCAGTGCGCAAAGATTCTTGACCGATACCTCTCCCGTTTCCAGTAGCGATACATCGACCCCTAAAGCCACATGCGTGTCGTTTCCGCTCCTACAGATCTCACTCGCGACGGATCAGACGAACGGATGAGCTGGTGCCATCGAGCGAGCGAACTACATGAAACTCCGCTGGAGTTTGGTCTTGGCCAACGCCAGCAGTCGCGGGTCAAGGCCTTCAATCTGGCCGATCTTCTTGCTCAGTTCCCAGGCATCAGCTTCCATAGCCTTGATTGAGTTCATGCCATTGGTTTCAGACTGACTCAGGTCGGGATAGCCGGTGGTTTTCTTGGGCTGGTCATCTATGCCGCTCTCCTCGTAGCGTATCGCGACGCAATTTGCTTATTCCCGAAACCTGTCGCAGATCAATCTACTTTCAAAATTCGAGCGACATTTCCCTTCGCCCTGAACACCAATAATGCAGCAAGAAAATAAAATGCGGTGTTGAACCAAGATGCGTCGGGCACCTCCCCGCGAAGGATGATGCGACCAACCAGGCTAACGAACTGCATACCGGTGACAGAGCAAGCGGCCCAAGCCATTAGCGACATGCAAAACTTGTAGCGCGTGTCTGGGAACGGCCGGTAGCGCAAGCCAATCATGAAGAAGATTGCCGCGCAAAACGCAGCTTGAAATATCGCGGACATTTAACCCTCCTTTCCGGCGAGCCGGCTGAGGAACCACTGGAGCCAACGAGGCATATCGCCGGTCTGCATCCATTCGATAACACTCGCCAGTAACACGACGCAGAAGGCGCCGCATAGAAATGCGCTGAAGCCTGATGTCTTAGTCCAAGCCCAGCCCATGACTTCAGCAGATCCGAAATAGCCGCCGATCCAGCCTGCAAACAAATAACCAACGCGGCGCCAAGACGTAATGTCCTTCGCGAACACGACATAGAAAAAAGCCCCACCAAAAGCCCCAACCAATGCGGCTAGGTCAATTGTAGGAAAGGCAGCACCCAGACTCACGCTGCCAAGTACGCCGGCTACTGCCAGGGCACCGGTACTCGGTTCGGCCATGGGGTACTCCAAAAAAGAGAAGGTCCCGCATCATTGCGGGACCTCGTGGATAAATTAATCAGAAAACGAAGAGATTACTGATTAGTTGCGGCGACCAAAAACAGGTCGCGAACATAGTCGTTGCGGTCTTCGCCGATCTTGGTTCGATGAGACTCTACGGCGGCAGTAGACCAATCACGCCGAGCGATCGCCGCCATCAGTGAAGGAAACTTCTGCTGAAGCTTGCTAGCGCCCAAGTTGTAATACATATCGTGGATTGCAATTCGTGCAGCCGACGGAAATTCCCCAAAGCCGGGAAATACTCGACTAAGTCCGGAGAAATCACTGACTACGAGCGACTGGAGTTTCGAGTCGATGAAATCGCCCTGAAGATAGAGTTCTGTGAAATCTTCGTACCAGTCAGCTGTGTGTTTGATGTCCTTATCGTACTTCGAGGAGATAAGTCGCCATTCAGCACGCTTCTGCTCCTCGGTCGCAGGATTATCGTCCAAGTCCACGAACGGGTATCCGGCCGCGGCGTCTTCGTTACGAAGTAAAAAGCCTACCCCCGTCGTTACGTTTCCCTCTGAGTCCACATACATGAAGTCCTTTTCGCCTTCATGATTTTTCAGCGCAGGAAGCATGCTCTCAAGCTCGGCGGTAGTGAATGCCACTGACTTGTCTTCCAGTGGGAAATCCACTTTGAGCATCGCCTCGATCCTACCTGCTCCCGAAACCGGCACCGCAATTTCGATTCGGCACTCGAGATTACGATTTACCGTACTTTTGAGAACGGCTACGTAAGACCCTTGGCGCCGCGTAGGCATAGTGATGGAAAAACCAGCACCAGAGTAAACACCGCTTTCTTTGGTATCGACGTAGGCGCCGGATTCGTCCTGCACTCTCAAGCTGTAAGACTTCGTGAAGAGCGGTGCGGCATCCTGCAGCAAAACAACTGCGACAGTTGTGTTATCACTCTCCGGCCCTTTAGAGCCTGAAATCTCAGAAACCGAGAAGTTGATAGCCGTACGCGCATCAAGCTGCATGGTGGTGTTGCCCACCTTGGTACCCAAGGCAAACACGCCGCTTACGGCGCTGGCGTAATCCCTATCCTGGAATGCACTGAAAGTAAGAGGCTGACTCCCGATTGCGACCTCTACACCATTCGGCGTACCGCTATAGGAAAAGCTAGCTCCACAGATATTTTCATCTGTACTTTTGATCGGCTTGGTAATTAGTTTCATACGTTATTTCCCCTAAGCGAATGGGTGAAACCGAGCAGTAATTGCTGGTTCCGTTTCGCTCAAAGGCGATAAAAGAGGTTCTCGACCTTCAGAATCTTGAAACGAAAAAGCCCCGATCAATATCGAGGCCTTGAAATGAGTGCGAGACTCCTCGCATATAAGAGGGTCGCCCAGACAGGCACGACCCTTTTGTTACTCCTGCCTTATCTGCGCAGGGCGAGCCTTGGCAATAAGCCGTCAGCTCGTGTGGGAGCGATCAGAACTCCCAGCCGATATGGCCGTAGGTTGGGTATGGCGCGGTACCGTTATGTTCAGGACTGGTGGTATCGGGGTAGTAAACCTTGCGTCGACGCACAGTCGGCGTGTAGCCAAAACGAGCCCAAACCGGGCTTTCCTGAATAATCGACAAATTGCCATTTGGCTGTAGACGCAGAGTAGCGCCAGGATGGCCGCCGGTACCTGCCTGCCAGAGCGGTACGTCATTCGCCGCGTACACCACGAAATTACCATCCGCCTGAAAAACGGCCTTAACTGCACCCTTATTCTGGGTGTAGCTAGCCCAGCGAACACTCCAGTTCGGCCCGTAGTTCACAACGTTGCCGTCACCTTGAAAGATCAGTGCACCATCGCCACAGAAGTAAGGCATTCCCATCTGTAGCTCGGCCGGGCCTCCGATCAGAACTGCACCGGAAGTCGGATCAAGCGGAATGGACGGAGTGCCATTCCAAATCGCCTGAGAATCAATCAGCACGATGTTACCGTCGTCCTGCAACGACATATGAGTTCGGTTCCACTGATCCTCGCTGGTGAACGTCGAGTTGTTTGTCAGCCAGGTACGGCCCCGAGTCGGATCATCGAGAAACGCGCCATATTGAACGTAGAGTTGCACCGGCACCTTGTAGCGCAACGGTACGGTGGAGGAGTAAGGCGTAGCTTCGTTGGCGACCCAAACCACTACACCATTGTCCTGCAACGCCAGGTTGCCGTCGGCTTGAAGCAACAGCTTGAAACGGCCGTTTGGCGAAAGAAGGAACTGCCCTGCAGACATTGTTTGATAAGCAGGGAGAATCGAAGTACCGCTGCGTTGAAACGGAGTACGTGTACGTCCAGCCATGTTGTTCACCTATTGAGTCGAATGAATTGTCGCGGAGGATTCCGCTTTCATGTCGCTCAAAGGCGATAGTTTTGAAGCTCGAGGCTTTCTTCCTGAAAAAAGGCAGATTAGGACCTTCGCTCAGTCAAATCAGTTAAACCAAAATTCGCATTGAGTCGCCTAGCCCTTAGAGCGGAGCGACACTGACCTTGTCGATAAAGGCAAAGTGAGCATTTGGATTTTGATCGTTCCAGAAGCTCAGAGTGGTTTGAGGCGTGGTTGCAGTGAAGTCGTAGGTCTTGGTTTCCCAGACAGTTGCATTACTGGTCGCGACAGGGGTGTCGAAGCTGGTCGTTTGTCCGGCAACCTTGACGTTGATGATGCCGTTGCCACTGCGATTCACATACGTGGAGTTACCGGCGCTGAAGGTCAAACGGTAACGGGCGCCAACAACAGTGTTGATGTTCTGTTGAATGCCGCCGCCATTCAGATAGGTGTAGTTGGCGAGGTCAACGCTCATCGAACCATCTGCGGCCGCGGAGTTGCCGATCGCAGCATTGACGTTAATGTATTCAACGCCAGACAGAAAGGTCGTCCAGCCAGTGACGAAGTCGGCCTGGGCAGGAGTATTGAGGATGCAGTCGTTGCTGCAGCCAGGGGATTCAAAGCTGCCGTTTACTACCAGCTCTGCGCCGAAGGCGGCGCTACCCGATGCGAGCAAAGCAGCAGCCAATGCGACCGGAGCAAAACCGTTTTTGATTGCTTTCATTTTTGTACCTATAGAGTCGAATGATTTGTCGCGGAGTGCTCCGCTTTCATGTCGCTCAAAGGCGATCGCTCGAGGCTCAGGGCCTTCTCATGATTCAACGTCCCGCATCGGGAACATTTGATCTGGAGCTCGGTAAACTCACCCACGCGGGCGAGAAGTCTGTTGCATTTTCCACATCTGCATTCTTTCAACATCTGCAAGTCCGTTTGATTTTCTGCTAGGCTCCGTCCCGCTCGCGCGAGCAGTGAGGGCCTTGGCTGGCTTGCAGGCTCTATCTGCGATCCGGCGTCTCTTTTGGGTGTTAGCGCACCCTCTGGAGTCGCCCTCTCTTTTTCCGCGCGCATAAAAAAGCCCCGAAGATATCGGGGCTTTTTGCTTTCTGGCGGACATAAAAAAACCGGCTTGCTGGCCGGTTTTCAAGTAACTTGCCGAAGGCAAAATACTAACTATGGGGAAATGATGCCCTCAGCCGTGCGGGAAGTCAAGCGGCCTCTTTCATCTTGTAAATCACTCCGCCGATTGGACTCAATGCTCGGGCGTCGATGTCGGAGCAGGCTTCGAAACAAAGCTGCACGAATGGCTCCCAATCACGTCCCCAGGCTGCAGATGTAAGCTCGACGCCGTACTCCCCTTTCATCCAGGCTCGGAACTGCTCAGGCTTGATCAGCGGATCAGCATTGGCCGATTGCCCACCCTGATGCATGTAGCGATAGCGGCGAAAAACACCCTTGGCGACATACTCGGCCCGCTCCCGCTTGCTAGCGGTCATGCGCGCTACTCGGGAACATGCCAAGTTAAATACCGCGCCTTCGGCCTCCTCCCGATCATCATCCGTCGGCTCAGCCGCATACATTGCATTGCCGAAAGCCCGCAATTGAAAGTGAAGCCGTGCGATAGCCGACTGAATGTGACCGGCCAGCACCGAGTGCATCGCAGGGTTCGCCGTCGGGCCTCGCTCAGTGCTCTGTACCACTACACCCAATTCGGCAGCATCAGAAGTCTGGCCCGGGGCCGGGTTGTAGTTGCAGTCGTGCCAAGCTTGGCGCGCGGAATGGATTTTCATGCTGCCGCCCTCTTCAGTTCCCTTGTTTTCGCCCTGTATTCGGCCTTGATATTTTTGATTTCTTCGACGGTGTACTTGCGGGGCTCATGAGGCCCTTCCAGCCAAGCGATGGTTTCGGCGCCGATCCGCTGCACCAACCGGATGCGGTACTCGACCGCGTTGCCGGACAGGTTGCGGTTGCACTTCACGCACTGGCGGTGAATGTTCAGCGGCTCGAAGCGCAGCTCTGGGCAGGCGCCAACCGATCGGTAATGCCCAGCGTCCCAGCGACTACCCGTCATTAGGTCGTTGTCGTTCGGCATCGAGTCGCAGCTGATGCAAGGAAGGTGTGCATCACGCAGCCGAACAAATTTGTTCACGGCAGCCTGGGCTTCGCGCAGGTGGTCAGCCCTGGTCTTCAGCTTTTCCTTGCGGACTCTGATCTCGCGGCGCCCAACTTGAGCCAATGCCTTACCGGCCTTCGCCTGATTGACGTCCTTGATGGCGAGACCGCACTTGTATCCGCACACCGCCTGCCCGAGTCGCTGCGGAACGAATGAGTCCCCGCACGCTGGGTTCTTGCAATTCTTCGGCTTGGGCGCCTTCGATTCCTTGATGGCTACGCGCATCAGTACCGCCCTCCCCATTTGTCCTGTTCAGTCCATCGAACGTCATGCTCGGCGCCGAAGGCATGCATCAGCTCGAACAGATCGCTGAACCACTTCTGCGACTGCTTGCGGGTCGATACGGCCATCACGACGAAGCCACCGTCGAGACCAGGCTCCGCGCGCTGCTTCTCCAGCGAGGCACTGAAAAGGCACTTCCAGTCCTCACTGCTCAGCTTCTTGCCGTGCCAGATCACTTGCTCGGATACGTCCTTGAGCATTGCCCACATCTTGCGGTTGCAGACGTCAGGGCGCTTCTCGTCGCGAATCACCACAACCTTCGGCTTGCTCAGGTCGATTGTGTGCAGCACACCTGCGAGGCGGTTGACATCACGCTGGTCGCGGATCGTGTATTCGGGGTTCATGGCTTCACCACCTTACTCATCGCGGTATCGACGAGCGCATCAAGGTCTTCGCCAGTCATTCCCGTAGCGTGCGGGCCGATCCATTCGACGACCTCGATGTAGCCGCTGTGTCCGTGCTGAAGCCAGCGGTAGCGCTCGGCATCTTTGCGCAGCGCCTCGTTCTCTCCGATCAGCCGATTGCGGACGTTGCAGGCCGTTGCATATCCCTCTTCGAATGCAGTAAGTCGCTCGTTCTCGGCCAGCAGTTCCAGCGCTACCTCCTCCACGGTTTTTTCACCGAGGAATTCACCGAGTGCCTCAGCGTTTTGCTTCCACTCCCCGCAGTCAGCCTTCCAGGAGGCGACTTCACTCCACAGCAGCTTCTGGAGCTTCTGTTTATCGATGCTCATTGAGCCGCACTCCTTGCTTTCAATTGTTCAGCCTGTTGAATCAGCAGCGCCCGGCGATCCGCCAGCTCGTTGGCTGCCAGAATTCGCAGTTCTGTTTTTTCCTCGGCCGATGCTTGGCGCATGGCGAGCATCGAATCCTTCACCGCGGCGAGCTTCTCGCGCAGTTTTGGCGAAGGTCGAGTTACATCACCGGTGAGCAGCGCAACGACGGCCCGGCCGTCTTCGGTAACTGGCGCGACACTCAAGTCGGCCAGGTACAACTGCCCCCGCTCATGTGGGATCCGTTGCATCTGCACTGCCTTGTTGATCGCCTGGGTGCGGCGGTTGGCGTCGAATCCAACCGACACATGCCAATTGATGTTTTTGTTGTCCTCCCGAGCCTGCCCCACCAAACGCTCATAAGCGCTGTTGAACGCCATGCGCGCACCGACCTTGTCGCCGGCATCGAGAATCGGTTTTGCGGCAGCCAGCGCGAGCGGGATCTCGTCGGTCAGTACCACCGTTTCGAACTCGTCGTTTGTGGTCATGGCGATCGCCCATGCTTCGTCTTTGCCCGGGCGACCGTCAGCGGCCTGCACGCGCTGGAGAATGTCAGCCATGGCCAGCTTGCCCTTCACCTCGAAACGGCAGGCCCTCAGCGCGGCTTTCACGGTGGGCACTGAGTAAGCGCAGAGGTCTTCCGCCATCATCGCCGCGGTGCCTGGGTTCATTTCCTGACCCATGGCCTCGGCGGTGGCGCAGATCGCTGCAGCTAGCCCGGCAACCTGTTGGTCGTTCATTTCAAAGGTATTCATTGCGCTCCCCTGCTTGGCGCTTGGCCAAGACCATTTGCGCGGCCTGCTCGGCGGCGGAGACGTTCGCTTCGGTCCGTTCCATCTGGCGTGCTGTCGTGCCGTTGATGCGCTGACCGGTCACCCACTGGGTGTGGTAGCTCTCAGCGTTGGCCAACAGTTCGTTGAGGCTGTGGCACTTCCGCAGTACAGCGGCGTCGCTGGTTTTCAGGTAGTGCGCAGCGACGTGGTGGGCGACATCGGCGCCGAGGCGGTCGACCAGTTGGCCAAGCTGGCCACCGACCTTGGCGTTCCACACCGGCCAAGCACCGTGGTAGCGCTTGCGGTAGGCCATGGCGTAGTTCGCCCAGACCTTGAAGGTTTTGCAGGACTGGTCTTTTGGGCCTGGCATATCGGCAGGGATCTCGACCCGTGGCGTATCGGTTCGATCAACCACCAGAACCAGATTGCGAGACTGAGCCGGCACAACCTCGGCGGAAGCCGGGGGTGCAATTGGTTCAATGACCGGTTCATTGACTGGTTCAGAAGAGTGACTGGTTCTGGGTGCAGCTCCTGCACTACCCCCTGGTGCAGGAGATTCACTAGGGGGTGAACCTACTACACCACCCTGGTGAATCTGCTGCACTACCCCTGGTGCAGGAGGTGCACCACCCTCAAGGGTCAGGAAGTAAACATTCGACGAATTGCCCTTCGGTCCACCCTTCCTGATTTCCTTGCGCAGCAATCCCGACTCACACAGCGCGGTGATATGGTTCATGACAGACCGCTTGCTAATTTCGCACTGATCAGCGATGTGCTGGTAGGACGGCCAGCACTCACCGATATCGCTGGCATTGTCTGCGAGTTTGATGAGTACCAGCTTTCGCAGGGGATTGCCGACGCGAAGTTTCATTGCGGCAACCATCAGGCCCATGCTCATGCTGCACCACGCAGTGCTTTGTCGTGAGTAAACAGCCCGTCCCAGTTCTTCTTCATGGGCAGTGCGCCAGCCAGGTACAGGTCGTATAGGCGCACTGCTCCCTTTTTGAGCAAGATCGGCGTGAAGGCAATGAATGGCTCTTTACCGTGGAGGGCGACTTCCGTCTGATGCTCGGTCATGTACTTGTCGCGGGCGTAGGACGCCACACGGAAGCGCATGCCGGATTTGCTTTCGTTGTAGAGCCAGCTCCGGCCCTCAAGGAATTTGCCCACCTGCATGACGTTGACCCCATTGAGGCCCTTGCAGAATTGGGTGTGCGTCATCCCTTCCTTGAAAAGATTCTCCATGGAGTGGATTTTCGAGGCCTGCGCTTCGACCTGGATTGTCAGTTGCAGGCGCTGCTGCTCAGCCTCGAAGGCGAGCTGAATGAGGTCCATGCGAGAGAGTTCGCGCGGCTGGGCGATCTGCCCTTCCAGCTCCTGCCAGCGATCCACCAGCGCGGCGGTGAACTCAGGGCTGAGCTGAGCAACAACGACAAAGCTGTCGCGCTTACCAACGAGATAGCGCGTGCCCGGCCGGCCTAATGATCCGGGATTTTCCTCAATTTGAGGAAAAGCGATCACCTTGGAAGCCGCAAGCGTATCCATAGTCCGCTTGACGTTGTCATGGCGCTTTCCGGTCAGCTCGGCAATTTCACGAGAAGACATGGTGGTACGCGACACGTTTTCAGAATTCGAAAAACGTGTCGCGACACTGTTGGGGGTATTGCTTGAAGTAGGTTGGCTATGCATAATTGGCCTCATCAAGTGTTAATGAATTAGCCGGGGCGCAATCCCGGCTTTTTTGTGCCCGGGATTCAGGCAAGCTTCAAATTCGGTCGGTGTTTTGCGATCAGTGCCTCAGCCTTCCGGCCAAGCTCCCCTGCCCGCGCTTCAACCTGACGGCATTGCTCGGCGAACGCCGGCAGGTGCGGTAGGTCCTCTTCGCACATCACCTGGTCGTCAAATACTTCGCTGCCGGTATCGATCACGTCGCCCAGGGCGCGGATCAGCGCACCGAAGCTTTTGTTGGCACATTGGTCGCTCTGCATCTGGCGAGCGCCGGTCAGACCGTGGCGCCCGGCCAACTCGTTGATGCAGTGGTCGCGATACTCTGGCTCCAGAGCACTCACCCAGGACTCTTCCAGCCACGACGGCATTTCCTGATCACCGGACAGCCAGCGCTGCACGCGCTTCAACCATCGGCCTGTAGCCTTCACAAATTCGCCAACGTCGTTCAGGCGCGCCAACTCATCAAAGTCCGGGACCTTTGCCAAGATGGTCTTGGCTGTTGGAACTCGCAGGCAGATCTCCCGGCTCAACGCCTGGGCGAAATCGTCTTGGCTCAAGCTGGTGCGTGCGATTTGGTTTTGAGCGTGCGCGACCAGAACCTGATCACGGGTTTGTGCGGTGTGTCTTGGACTGGACGTTTCCATGGGGACTGCTCTCTTCTAATCTGGCTTCAACGGATTGGCATGGCGGGTCGAGCTTACGAAGCGTTCTTCCACTGGATATCTGGAAGGCACTCTTGCCGAGTCACCTTTCCGCCTGTTGCGTGTTCAATTTCAATGGCGCGCTCCGCAGTGATGGAGCGGTCGCCAGAGATCAAACGAGAGAGGTAGCTCGCCGGAATGCCGAGGCTGAGGGCGAGGCGTTTTCTTCCGCCGCGCGGAAGCTGCTTTGCGTACGTGGGGAAGTCCATATGGATTTACCTTCTGGTTCATTTATGCATTAATTTACCATAAATGTTTACCATGTAAAGGTAATTTCCCCAAAGGGAAATAAAGGTTCTAATGGGGAGATGGAAATCAAAGACATACGCAGAGCCCGAGTCCGTCAGGTCATTGATCGTGATTTCGGGGGGAAAGACGCTGATTTCGCCGCAAAGGTGGATAAGCAGCCTTCATACATCTCCCGGCTTTTCACCGAGAAGGCTGAGCATCTCCGAAATATCGGGGAGAAGATGGCGCGCGACTTCGAGTTGAAGTGCGGGCTTGCACCTGGTTCGCTTGATCGCCCATTGAGTGAGGGCGAGCTATCGGTAGCGTCGGTGTCTGATGCCGCAAAACCCCGGCTTCAAGTAGAAATTCCGTTGTCCTCCATCGAGACTTGGGATGACGAAACCCCTCTCGATGACGATGAGGTCTACGTACCTTTCCTTCATGAAGTAGAGCTGGCGGCCGGATCTGGCAGGTTCGCGATTGAGGAAAGCGCCAACTCGCGCCTGCGCTTCAACAAAAAGGACCTGCGCCACAACGGCGTTCAGTTCAGCAACGCGAAATGCGTGAAAGTAGGCGGTAACAGCATGGTGCCCGTGCTGCGCGATGGCGCCACGGTAGGCGTGAACGTGGGGAAAAACTCCCTGAGTGACATCGTCGATGGCGAGATGTACGCCATCAACCACAACGGTCAATTGCGCGTGAAGCAGGTCTACCGCATCCCGACTGGGATTCGCCTGCGCAGCTTCAACCGAGACGAGCATCCCGACGAGGACTACACGTTCCAGCAGATCCAGGAGCAGCAGATCTCAATCCTCGGGCATGTGTTCTGGTGGGCGATGTATTCTCGATAACTTCTCCCCGCAACTGCTCAACCCATAAAGGAAAGGATTCCATGAGAACATTTGTCATCGCTGCACTCTTAGTCGTCGTTGCATTAGGCATCTACACCCAGATCACAATCTTTGCCGTACCGCCAATTGGCGCAGTACCTGAAGGTCGTACGCTGATAATCTTGCGACTGAACAAGACCAAATTCATCGACAGTGCAGACGCAATGTGTGACCGCGCCGAGGCCGGCGTTAGCATCCTTTGTCGCGGCGTGGCCATCGGATCTGTAGTAAACAACACGAAAATCCTCCTGCGACTGCCTTACTCAGAAGCTCTTTATCTTATTTCCACTGGCGGCAAGCACTACGATCGGTAAGGTTCGCAACCTTTGGGGATGTAATTCATGAAAATCGGTATCGCCTCCCTGCTTACCCTTGCACTACTCAGCAATGGAGCTAAAGCAGACACCGCAAACGCAAAACTCGACTTTATTGAGCAGATGGAAGCGCTGAAGGCAGCTTGCTGGATTACCAGTATGAGCACTTACAACGAGGCTTTTCTGGTGGGCCGTAACAGCGGACAGACAAGCAAAAAATACGAAAAGGCACTGGATTCCGCGAGCCAATCATCCCAGTCCTGTGTGGATACGAATAAGCCGAAAGGCCGGGACTTCTACAAGACTGAAGTTTTGCGACGAACCGAACTCAAGCCCGCCCTTGCTAATTACTATGGGGCCTGGCTTGGATACATGAACTGGCTCAGTAGCCCGCACGATGGACTAGAAGAAAGCGCCGAGAAAAATGCTTACGAATCGTCCATGAATAGACTGATCGCTGAAATAGATGCCCTTTAGCTAACGCGCCACGCTTTCGAAGCCCGCCTCGTGCGGGCTTTTTGTTGCTCGCGAAAAGACAAATGACATCAGGCATTTACCTAAAATGGAATTTTGTTTACCAATTTATTTACCAATATGCATTGACAGGCAATTTCCAAATGGTAAATTTACCACAAGCCAACGCAAATACCGGCCCAGCAGCGAAAGCCGCGCCGCTCTTTAGCGATACCGCATTACCTTGCCGGATCACCACCGGCCCAGATTCGAAGGCAGCGATGAACCGGCCTCAACGGTTCAGAGGGTTGGCAACTGACCCGGGCGTGCAGCGTAAAGCGCCAAATCCAGTTTTCCGGCGGACAGAGTCGCGGTCGGAGAAACAATTTGAGATTCAAGCCGGTGACTGCGCCAGTAGCGGGTTACGGCGGAAAGCATCACTGAAGCCCGTTCATTGAGCGGGCTTTGGGATGACAACCAGGCAGGAGCAAGACGAATGACTTATTCAGCCACCAAAGAAGCTTTTCAACGCCGCATGGTCAACGCTATCGAGCGCGATGAAATGTATTCGCTTCGCGACTGGACGACCTTTGAGCTTCACGACCTTGAGTTTGCAGCCGAGCTGTGGAGCGCGCCAATTGCACAAGCCGCAATCCTCGAAGAGTTGGAGCGCCGCGATTTGGCGGCTGCATGACGGGCCTTTTCACTGATGCACCTGGTGACGGGTGCATTGGGAAAACAACCGATCAAGCACGGAGCATCATATGAGCGAACAAACACTTCAATCGCTGCTCGCCGAGCGCGTCACTGCTTTCGTAAACAGCGACAAGCCAGTCGAAATCATCGATGAGCATGTAAAGAAGATGTTCACCAGCGTGGTCGACAATTGCTTCGGCCGTTACGGCGACATGGGCAAGCAGGTTGAAGAGGCAATCAAGGCCGCACTGCCGGCCAATTTGACCGAAATCTTTGAACTGACTCGCTACAACGCCATGATCGCTGCTGCTTTGAAGGAGAAGTGGGAAAACAGCGGCGTCGAAGCTGACATGGTGCGCCTCGCGCAGAAGCAGATCGATGAAGTGCTGAACAAAGATGCGCTGCCCGAAGTGATCAGTTTGCAGGATCTACTGGAAGCGTTCGTCGAAGACCACAAAGAGTCGGCAGCGGAAGAGCATTGGGAAGCCCCAGACATCCGTTTCCAGCCATCCGACTACGGCGGCCTGCACATCTACTTCGACAAGAAGCCAAAGGATCACGGGATTTCGACCTACTCGAGAAGCACTGAGCGCAGCGAGTACATGCTCGACAATGCGATCCACATCAGCTTCGACCGTAACGGGAAAGACCGTAACGAAAAAGGTCATGAGGTGGGCTCTGTGTACGCCGCCAAAATTGACAACGAGAAGATCAGCCAGACCCTGAAATTCCGTTCAGCCTTCGAAAAAATGGTCGCCGCGCTCTATTTCGGATCTTCGAAAATCGTCGTTGACTGCGATGAGGATGATTTCAGCTACGGCATCTACGACTGACCAACCAGCGCCACGACAGCCTGTCGTTAACTGCCCGATCCTCTCTATGAGAGCGCATCGGTTTGCGATCTTCCAGAAAGGGCGCCCGCTCGCGAGGGAGGTGCTGATTGAAGTTCAGCGAGATCGCAATCCGATGCGGACGAAACTGCGGCCTATAACCGCCCACCTGCATCACCGCAACACGCAGATGAATGCCCGGGCTGACGGGCAAGTGTAAGACCTGAGGGATCGCGGGAATCGTGGCCGGTAGAGTGAGTAAGCGCCCAGATGGCCACGGCGAGTCCAAGAATAAGCGGCTGAAACCTTCGCCCCGGTGAAACTCCGGTGTCACTAAGGCCGCTAATAGTCATGCCGGGATCAGCTCCGGCCATCTGCATCACCCCATTCAATAGGTGGCCACTGCCTGCCCAGTGAGCGTGCAATAGGAGGATGACCATCATGTAACAGTGATCGATTCACCTGCGCGGCACGGCAAGCCTGAAGGCCGGCGCCCATCACTCATACAGGCAGCGGACAGTAGGCCGTCGATGTCACCGCGCATCGGCCGAATGAGGTAGGCCACCCCAGCGCACGAAGACAACTTGATGATGCAAGCCCGGTCTGTCGCCAGCAGCGAGACCGGGATTTCACCGAGTGACCTTGCGACAGGCCAGTTGCGAAAACAACGGAGCAGTGTCTCGTCGAATTCAAAGCGCGCAAAACGGCAGCGAGACAGTGTCTGCTACGAAGGTAAATGGTAAGTCGATGAACACGAGCGGGCCGAAAAACATCCATAAATCGTATTCACCATGAACGCCGTCATAGCAGTCATAGGACCCCGGGCTGGTAACCGCGCCAAGCCAGGCGCAGCCAGTTAACTGTGAAATGGCCAACATCAAGATGAGCTTCCGTAGCACGTAACTTCCTTATCACTTTTCCATTGTGTGATCTGTAGACGTCAGCAGGGGAAGTTAGTCACCAGCCCCGACACCACCCGAATGCACTCCCCTCCGCGCCCAACGGCAACCAGCGGAGCGGATGAGTGCATCCGAGTTTTGTTGGATCAACCACATGGAGCAAATCATGGCCGAGCAACGAGCGCCGTATCCACGGACGGCGGACAACGCTGATCAGATGAACCTGCCCGAGAGCAAGACCTGCGGCGACTGCGTGCACTGCAAGCGCTGCACCGCGATGTTCGGCCATATCCCAGCTGACGAGTCGTGCGACTGGAGCCCTTCGCGCTTTCGTGAAGCCGTACCCGCCTCCGCCTAACCCAAACACAGGAGGTCGCCATGAGCGGCTGGATCAAATGCAGCGATCGACTGCCGGATCTGCCGAAAGGCGGGGGCAAGCACCACGTCATCGCCTACACGCCAGCCAGACAGGCTCAGCGATTTGCGAACGGATCACGCTTCCTCTACTGGAACGGCATCGACTGGCGCTACCCGGACGGCTCTCGTTTCGAGCATCGCGTAACCCATTGGCAGCCCTTCATCACCCCGCCCACCGAATAACGCCACCCTTGAGGCAACCATGAACGCAGCACTGAAGATTTGTCAGGCCATGCACGACGCGCAGTTGCCTCCGATGGTGAGCGAAAGCGCGCAGGAAGTGGCTCGCGCTGAGTGGCTGTACAACGCTGCTGAGCAGTTGGCGCGGTTCCGCACTGATGTGAAGTTCCAGCGGCGGATGTGCGCGCCGCAAGGCGTAACGATGAAGCAGTTCGCGCTGGCGGTTGATGAGCATGCAAATAACCGCCTCGCCGATTGTGACGTCGGGTCTCCATCATTGGGAATCCTGCTGATCGAAGCGCAATGCGGATGCGTCGACAAAGCGTCTGCAGACGAACTGCTCGGCCCCAGCGATCACCCACTGGGCAAGCTCGGCGAAATCGCAGAGGGCCTACTTCGACACCTTGTCGATGACGCGCTGATCGCCCAGGCCGAGGACAACGCGCTATGAGCAACCATGTTGCACTGGCCAGGCTGGGCCTTGAAATCGCGAAGATGCGCAAGTCCTGCACCCCGGTGCCGGATCGCACCTTCGTCATGGGCATGATCGAAATGGCAGAGTTCGCCCAGATCATCGACGCGCGCACCGCCAATCGTTACCGCGATGCGCTGGACGCCAAGTTCGTCGAACGCAACGCGCATCTGAAAGGAGTATCGGCATGACAACCCATCCGGTGAAAACGCAGGTCGATGAGCAGCTCGACGACATCGAGCGCCGCGTCGCGATCCTTGGCTTCGGCCTGCCCTTCAACGAGGTGATCGGCCGCAAGCGTGAAGATCTGGTAGACAACCTCCCGCAGCGCCTGTCGGTGACCATGAAAGGCGGACGTATCGCTGTGAGGGCTCGAGCATGAAAATCATGTTCTGGTGTCTTGCCGCCGGCCTGCTGGTGGTTCTGGCTGCCTACACCGCGGCTCGCGATTCTTCCGGTGTCTGCCAGGTGCCGCACTCGACAACCTACCGGGTGTTCCGGTGACCTCCCGGCAACTCGCCCGCCGCATCCTGATCCGGCGAGGCTCGTTCTCCGCGATCGGCGTTTTCACCTTCCTGATGTTGCTCAGCGCCCTCGCCGACCGCATCACCTCCTGACTTTCAACTTCAAGCGCTGCGCACGTCGCGGCAAGGATTTCGTCATGCCTGAATCAAGCCACACACCCGGGCCGTGGAAAGTGGTCGATGGGCATTACCCCGGCTTTATCAAGATCGTCGGCGCCTCTTTTGAGCCATCGATAGTCCTGTCAGCAACTGATTTGGACCTTGCAGACTATTGGCGCCGTACAGCTGATGCACGGCTTATGGCTGCCGCGCCTGACCTTCTGGCCGCTGCGCAAAAAACGGTAGATGCCTGGGCGAAATTCATTGCCTCTTTTGACTACGTTCCGGGCATTGGCGATCGAGCTGAGGACATGGAGTTCAGAGAAATCTTGGAGCTCCGCGCCGCCATCAGCAAAGCCACCGAATAACCCTCCCACAGCGCCCCTCTCCGGTGGCGCGGAGAACAGTCATGTCCGATAAAAACATGCAGATTTGGGCCCGGGTGGAGAAGACAGACACCCGGTTCACCAAAAAAGCCAAGGTCAACGGCCAAGACATCACCAGCCTGAGCGGCACCGCGATGGTGATGAAGGCCACCGAGCTGTTCGGCCCGGTCGGCATCGGTTGGGGCTGGAAGATCATCGAAGAGCGCTTCGATGAAGGCCACGAAATTTACATTGGTGAGGGCGACAAACGCTCCTGCATCGGTCGCGAAATCGGTCACACACTCAAGATTGCCCTCTGGTTCACACAAGACGGTCAGCGCGGAGAGATCGAGCAATACGGCTGCACACGGTACCAGTACAAGACCAGCTACGGCATGACCACTGATGGCGAGGCCCCGAAGAAGTCGCTGACTGACGCGATCAAGAAAGCGCTTTCCATGCTCGGGTTTAGCGCGGACGTGTTCCTCGGTTTGTTCGATGACGAAGGCTATGTGCAACAGCTCAAGGAAGAAGAGGCAATTACCAACGCAGACGACAAGGATGCGGAAATCAAGCGCCAGAAAGAGGCGCGCATCGCCTGGCTGGAGTCGGCTGTCGAAACAATTGGCAAGGCCGTTAAGCTCCATGAACTGAATCTGCTCAACGTTCAGTACATCCGCGAAGCAACTCGCCGAAACGAGGTTGCCTTTATCAAGCGTATCGCCAGGGCATTCGAAGATCGAAAGGCACAACTCGAATCACCTAAAGAGGACGCAGCATGACCCAGCTCTACGAACTGACCGGCAAGCTTGCCGAACTGCTGGGAATGGCCGACACCGATGATGAGGGCCTGAAAGAGGCCCTGCAGCACGCCATGGACGAGATCCAAGGCGAGTTCGAGGTGAAGGCCGACAACATCGTCATGCTGCGCCGCAACATTGAAAGCGACGTGACTGCCATCGAGTCTGAAATTGAGCGGCTGACCGAGCTGAAGCGGATCAAGTCCAACAGCGTTGCGCAGATCAGCGAATACCTGCGCCGGAACATGGAAGCCGCCAACCTCAAGTCGATCAAGCGCCCGCTGTTCACCATCACCTTGGCCCTGGGCAAGGAGAAGGTCATCGTCGACAACGAGGACGCGGTGCCCGACGAACTGACCGCCGTCAAAACCAGCATTGCGCCAGACAAAAATGCGATCGCCGTCAAGCTCAAGGAAATTCGCGTGCACAACGAAGCTGTGCGCAAGCGCATGGCCGCCGGCGAAGACGCAGAACATGAACTGATCGAAGAACCGGCCTACGCGCACTTGGAGCGCGGCGACAGTTCGATACGGATAAAGTGAGGCCAGAATGATCAGCAACCACCTCAACCTCGTCGAGCAGCACCGACCTGACGCCGAGTCGATCTCTGAACGAATCGCGCAGTACTTGGCCGCCGGCGGGCGGATCGACCAACTGAAAAGCCCGCCGCGCAATCCGCTTCCTCCGCCCCGCTCGAAGAAAATAGACCCTGAAACGGTCCTCAAGCGGCGCCCGAACCCGATATCGGCCGCCGACCGCAAAGCTCTGCGCAAAATGGCGGACTCGCTATGAAGTCGAAACGCAAACCCAACAACGGTTTCGCCCGGGCAGAACGCAGTTGCCGGGCATTGCTGCGCACCAACCACGTCGCGGTGGTGAACATCGACCCCAGCGGAAGCCAGATCATGGCGAACTGGAAGAGCTGCCGGCAGATCCGCAGTCTGGCGATCGCCAACGCAATCTTCGATTTCTCCTACCGCTGGACGATCTACATCGGCGCCATGTGTCGCGACGAGCGCGGCGCCGAGTACATCAAGTCGGTCGAGATCTCGCCCGCGGGCATCTACAAGGTCGAGCATCTGACTGATGCCATCGAGCATTACTACCTTGAGCTGCGCAACAGCGCGAACCCTGCCCATCTGGTGGCCTCGGGCTGGATCGCCATTCCGGATGAAGTTTCGATGGACGAAGCCGAAGCCGCGAAGCTGTTCTACGCCACCGGCGCTTGGAATCAGGTGAAGGTCGCAGCGTGAGACGTTCCAGACCACAACAACGCAAACGACAGACCTGGCTGGACTTGCCGGCCAGCGGAATCAAAGAGGTAGACCATGGCCAAGAGCAATGCAGATCGCTCAGCGAAAGCCGCGTCGAAGAGGAAGGAGCGCGGCGAAGAAGAGATCAGGCTGCACTGCCTGCCCGGTACGCGCCAAGCACTTGCTGAGCTGATGGCCTGGAGCGGCATCGAGGAACAGGGCGAGGCCATCACGCTGATGATTCACCACCTGCACGGCCTTGGCCCGGGCGGCGCCCTACCCTTGCTCACTCCACCGCGACACGAATACGTGATACCCGAAAACGTGTCGCGGAAATTGAAGTTGGCCTATCAGCGAGAGGCGCTACGGATTCAGCAAGACTGATTGAAGATTATGTTCTTTGATGAACTGATCAGCATGTGCATTCATCAACGCTCTCGCTTGTAGTTCGTCGGAGCAATCCAACGAATATTCGGCCTCCACATTTACTTTCGGCGGAACGACCGTTTTACCGTAGAGTCCGAGCCAGGCGACAACCGGAGCGCCGGTGCGCTGCGAGCCAAAAATGATTGTGACTTTTGGATCGTGTTCGGGATAGACATAAGAGTCCCAGTAATCCATAGCAGCTCCTTAAGGCTTCCAGTTTGGCGTTCCAGAAGCCTTCAAAGCTTCTTCGCAGCGAGACCAGTATTCCAATAACGCCGTTCGAGCCTCAGCTTCGGTAGCGTAACTGTTGGACGGCTCGTTTAGCCCACGGACCTCATCATCGACTTGGACGGTGTAACGGCCATCCTGGGAATCGCGCAATACTCTTCCTCTTGTCCGCCTACCAGTGTTGCTGAACCCTTCAGCAGCGAACTCAGCAACTACTTCAGCAATTTTCACCATCGCACTTCCCCTTGATCCGGCTCCATGCCGGGCCGAACACAAATACCCCACTTCAACGAATCACGCCAGCCGGCGAGGATCCCCTATGGAAATCACTTACGGTTCGGTCTGCTCCGGCATCGAGGCGGCAACGCTTGCATGGAAGCCGCTGGGCATGCGTGCGACCTGGTTCGCTGAGATCGAAGCCTTCCCCAGCTCAGTGCTGGCCCACCACTACCCGAACACGCCGAACCTCGGCGACATGACCAAACTCGGTGCCCAAGTACTGGCCGGCAAGATCGCCGCGCCGGACATCCTTGTCGGCGGCACTCCGTGCCAGGCCTTCAGCGTGGCCGGGATGCGCGAAGGCCTGACCGACCCTCGCGGCGCCCTCACCATCAAATACGTGGAGCTCGCAGATGCAGTTGACTATGTTCGAGCAGGTCAGCGAAAGCCGCCCTGCATCATCGTCTGGGAAAACGTCCCCGGTGTCCTCAGCGACAAAGGGAACGCCTTCGGATGCTTTCTTGGCGCGCTTGCTGGGGAAGACTGCGAACTGCAGCCTTCAGGGAAAAAATGGCCGGACGCTGGTTGTGTGTATGGACCCAAAAGAACAATCGCGTGGCGGATCCTGGACACCCAATATTTCGGCCTGGCCCAACGACGCCGCCGTGTGTTCGTTGTCGCAAGTGCTCGAGACGGATTCGATCCCACCGAGGTACTTTTTGAGCGAGAAGGCGTGCGCCGGGATACTGCGCCGCGCCGAGGCGAGGGGCAAGACGTTACCGGATCAGCTCCTTTCGGCCCTGCGCTCCAGTGCGGATGCGGACACACCTTCGACGAGTCATTAGGGCAGTATGGCTGCCCGAATTGCGAGGGCGACGAAGGCCCCGCGGTTGGTGTGTTCTGCGGCGTGCCGGCGTTCGGCGGTCACAGCCTTGGCGGATCGGTCGAGCGGTCGGCAACGCTCACCGCGAAGGACAGTCGGCTCGATGTGGAAAGCGAGACGTTCTTCGTGGCACCCACGCTCGCCGACGGCGCACGCAAGTCCGGAGGCTACAGCTACGATGACGTCCCATGCGTTGCCGCCACACTGGATGCCAGCTATGGACGGCTTCAAGGCTGCTCCGGGCAAGACGCCAATCACGGCCACAGCCACCTGGTGGTTCACGGCACGCAAGACCCGTGCGTTCTGAATGATCAAGCTCACACTCTCGGCCGGAACAATGGGCAAGAAAACGCCGTGTTCTGCCGTGAAGTCGCCCAAACAGTGACGAGCAACTATGGAAAGCAGTTGGACAACACGAACTCAGCTCTGGGGCCAAACGTTGTTGTTGCCCCAATCCAAAACGCAACACGGGGCAAATCACAGAACGGAATCGGTATCGGAGAAGCGACCGATCCGATGTATACGCTCGACCAAGGCAGCCAACACGCCGTCATGGTTGCGGAGCTATCGCCGACGCTTCGCTCCGGAAATATGCGCAACAACAGTAATCCTGTCACCGAAACCAGCATGCTTGTTGCAGCGTTCGCTGAGAACTCTCGATCGGAGCTTCGTTATGAAGACGGTGACGGCGGTATCACTGGCGCGCTTGGTTGCGGCGGTGGCAAACCTGGTCAAGGAATGCCTTCCGCTCAGGTCGGCGCCTCAGTTCGACGCCTGACCCCTCGTGAGTGCGAACGACTCCAGGGCATGCTCGACGATTACACGCTGATCCCGTGGCGCGGCAAGCATGCGAGCGAATGCCCGGACGGCCCGCGCTACAAAGCGATCGGCAACAGCAAGGCCGTCACCGTGGTTCGGTGGATCGGGATAAGAATCCAAGAATCCTTGGCCAGAATGATGCCAGGATCTTGACGTGAGCCCTACGTTAGAGCATACAGGTGCGTACGTAATTGAGAAGCAACGAGATGGACATCAAAACTAACAACATTTACAACAAAGCAATTGAAGTACGGATAGCGTCATTTTCGCTGTATTGCGCCAACACTTGGATGACATTAGTCGCCCCTTTAATCATCGGCCTGCTTGCCAGCAAGTTATTCGGCACAACCCCGATAGACAATACAGAATGGGTATTGTACGGGGTAGCAGCACTAATTCACCTTAAATTTGCTTGGTCAATGTTTGAAGCGGCGAATAAAAAATCACTATCAATAGCTGTTGATGAAATTCTTGAAAAGAATGAAAAATATAAAAATGAGATAATTCCCAAAGCAGAGCAACTATTCGAAAAATCAGCCGCGCAGCAAAGTGTGATCTATTTGATGACACTTGAGCTGGAAGCACGTATTGAAGAGTTGAACACCGTCCCGGAAAATGGATTACTACGAAATCGATGGAAAAATTGGGAAAAGGGCCTTCAAGCAATGCTTTGGCACATCGCCAAGCACCGCACCCAACTTTTTGGATATAAGGCCGACAGTCTTTATAATATGGCGCTCTATCTCTATGATGGCAAAAGCGATGAGCTTTTTATCGCCTGGCGGAAGCATGATGATAGATTAGCGACTTCCAACCGGCGCTGGAAGCCAGGGGTAGGCCACGTAGGATTGGCATTTGCTCAACGAGAGGCAAAAATTTGTCATGATATTCTCACCAGCTCTGAGCTTGCCACGTCAGCATCAAATGAGCCTATGGACAAAACAAAATATCGCTCATTTATGTCTATACCTGTGAGTGACACCTGCAATACGAATGGTAAAAAACCGCTAGGAGTGCTAGTGTTCACGAGTAGTCACACCAATCAATTTGATTGGGAGCTTGATAAGTTTTTTGCATTAACTACCGCAAAACTCTTGTCAATATATATTGAGCGTAACATTGCAGCAATGGACGCTCCCGGAGGAGGAAATCAATGAGCCTAAAGGATTATTTTCTCGGACTAGCCTCCAAGCCTAGCCTCGACAGCGAACGCGATGCCGAGATACGTGAAAACATGACCTCGATAAACATGAGTTTCGAAAGCTATCTAGTTGAAAACGATCAACTAAACAACTCATACTCCACTCAGTGGGTCGAAGATGAAATTAAAAAAAGCGGCACATATTTCCTTAGAGAAATATATAGCAAAGAATAATAAAAAACCGGCTGAGAAGCCGGTTTTTTTATGCGCTTAATTATGCAGCACAGCCACCTTTAAACTCTCCTATCAGCCAGCACAGAGCTGAGTGCGTCAGCTATATCGATCCCTGATGGCTACTGCCTGATTCCCAAGCGGCTCACCGCAGAGAATGGTGCCAAAGCCCTGTTGCTTGGCGAGTTCAAGTTGCCGGTTACCAAAGAATGCCCTGAATGCTGCGAGCTTGAAGAGCCAGTCGAAGGTTGCTCAATATGCGACGGCGAGTACGGGCAGAAACACACCATCCCCTAGGATCAGATCAAGTTCATCTACAGCAAGGCCGTATCGGGCCTGGCCGTGAAGGCCATCCAGCCAAAACCCGATAGGAGTACATCCGTACTCCATCCGCAAAACCTGTAACCCCTCCCCCTTCAAAGTCAGCCGCTATAGCGGCAAGGACGAAGTCATGCCTGAAGAAAATGAAACTCGCCTCAACAGCGCAGCGCGGGATGTCATGGCCGAGCGACAACGCCAAGTGTCCGCCGAGGGCTTTTCGCTGTATCGCGACGACCTTTACGTGAACGGAGAACTTGCCGAAGCCGCATCCACCTATGCAAGCCTCGCTGGGATGCCGCGCAGCCGGAGTACTGCCTGGCCCCGTGTGATCGGTGAGTTCAAGCCGAGTTCTGATCGGCGCCGCGACCTTGTGAAGGCAGCGGCACTACTGCTGGCAGAGATTGAGCGCGTCGATCGCGTTGGCCTGATCAAACACTGGCCGGTAAATCGGGATGAAGACGGCATGTTCCAACATCCCGACTTGCCTGATTTTGATGAGGGCGACGGTGAGAAATGCAAAGCCTGGATCGCCGAGCAAGGCCTGCAAGTGAAGATGGTCGAGCTCGAGTACCACAGCGACCAAGCGATATCCGATCGCTACTTCGACGCTGGCGATTCGGATTGCAGCTACTGGGATCCGGATAAACCCGACGGCGAAGGCTGGTTCTGTCTGTCGATCCACGACACCGACAACGGCCCGGTCTGCTGGTGGGCACGCCGCGAGGTGACGCCATGACCGATATCAAGGAACGGCCGATCCTGTTCTCGGCGCCGATGGTGCGCGCCATTCTGGATGGCCGGAAGACAGTCACGCGGCGGCCGGTCAAGGGTGGGCAGATTCCCACTGAAGACACCACAATTGCTGCCGGCGAGCGTCATCGCTGGATGGCCATTGCTCAGCGCGACCCGCGCTACGGTTTCGGCGTGTTCGGAGCAACCGAAGCGGAGTGCGCCAAGGAGCTGGAAGAATTCGCGCCTTGCCCATACGGGCGTCGCGGCGAACGATTGTGGGTGCGCGAGGCATGGGCAGCTGACGCCCAGGTCGATGCAGTGGCACCGCGAGATCTGAGCCAAGGCGAACCGATCTGGTACCCAGCAGATGGGGCCGTCAGGCAAACCGGATGCGCAATGCTCACGACAGGGAAAGGCCGTCCAAGCATCCACATGCCGCGCTGGGCCAGCCGCATCCTGCTGGAGATCACCGACGTGCGCGTCGAGAGGTTGCAGGACATCAGCGATGAGCAGGCCCAGGCTGAAGGCTGCTTCTTCACCGATTACGGGCGCAAGTGCGGTCACTCAGGGAAAGGCTGGACCGAGGTCGGCGACTGCCCGGCGCCGAAGGAGCATCACCCGCAGCGCGACGGATGGATGTGGGACAAGACAACCAGTCATGAACAATGCCTGGGAGCGCCACGCTGGGCGTTCGCCAACCTCTGGAACTCAACCGGCGGCGACTGGGACGCCAACCCATGGGTCTGGGTCGTCGAGTTCAAGCGGGTGACGCCATGATCACCAAGTGCATTGCCGGCTGCACCCTCTTCTTCTGGCTTCCATTGGTACTGACCATAAAGGCGGTGATCGGATGAGCGACCATTCAAAACTGGAAAATCTGATTGAGACCTTTCTCTGCGCGGCTCATGAGCTTGGGCTGAAGGTTGATGCAAGTGCGCAAGATGTTGTCGACGCCATCCATTCATTGCAGGTCAGGAATGCCGAATTGCGTAGCGAAAACAAAACGCTGCGTAAAGACGCCGATCGCTATCTGGTACTTCGCCAAGCTGATGTCGACACCATCCATAACGGCGGCCTGTTCGCCGGCCTAACGCCGGACAACATCGTGATCAACGGCCATCACCTGGACGAGCAAACCGACGCGGTGATTGCCGTTCGCAAGGAGTTGACGCCATGATCTTCGCACCGCTCTACATGGCCTACCTCATCTACAAGGGGCCGTGGCGCTGATCTTCGAGGGCGCCACGTAGTTCTGGGATCTTGGCCATCCACTCGACCATTAAGTCATACAGCACATCCGTAAGGAGTTTGCTTTCCGAAATAACTTCGTCACAAAGCTGGCCAATGTCTTGGCGTTGCTCTTCAGTACTCGTTTTGCCTGGCCAGCCTGTTTCTTCAACGATTCGATGAACGACCCTATGGCGCTTTTCAATGAGGGCAGATATTCGGTCTTCGAGCTCCGGCAAGGGCACCGATCCAGATATTTCCTTCAATAACGCTTTTACAGGCTGCTTAAAGGCCGTAGATGTCTTAACGGGAACGATCTCTTCTATCGTTCTGACATCTGGTTGTTTAAACGCAAATCTCGCGGCTAAAACAAATACCTTCTCGAATAGCTGCGAGCTCACAGTCGCCATTCCGATCGCCCTATACAAATCGGAGTCTTCTTCGTTTGCCATCCGCCATCCCTTCGTAAGTTAAAAACGCAAGTCCACAGCTTACAGCCTCTCAATTCCATAACCCAATACACCTGCCGGTGAACGGCGGGCGAGGAATTCGTATGTCCGCACTGAACCGCTTTCATGAAACAGCGAGCGATGCGCTGGAGAAGATCAGCGCCAGCTTGCCGGCCGGCGCCAAACTCTGCTTGGCCATTTACACCCCGGAAAAACCAGAACTCGACATCGTGCTACAGGACGAAGGGCTCGACCTGAACGAGGTCGTTTCAACCCTGCGTCGGCGCGGCCTGAGCATCGACGGCGACAACGCCTACAAGCGCGACCTACTGGACGCTGTGGTCGGCGCACTGGCACTCGGCGCGCAGAACAGCAACCCGCCGCCGGCAGAACACTGGGGCCAGCGCTTCTGGGATATCGGCCGGGAGGAACGCGGGCTGCACGAAGAGCTGGTCGCCGCGCTGAAACTCAACCGCGAGAACCTGCGCGCCTGTCAAGCCACCATCCACCTGGCAGGCGGGTTCGACCCCGCATATGTCGACGATGCGCAGGCCGCAATGGCTGTTGCCGACGCGGTGCTGGCGAAGGCCGGCGCATAACCCATCACCACCTTCTGCCGCCACGCGCGGCATGGAGCATCACATGGCAAACGCCACAGCGGCAAAGGCCAGCAGCATTCAACCGCGCTTCATCAGGTTTGGCGATGCTCCTGGCTACCTCGGCATGTGCCGGGACGAATTCAATAAAACGGTGCGCCCGAGCGTTCGCGAATTCCCGATCGGGAAACAGGGCGTGGCCTTCGACCGAATCGAGCTCGATGAATGGGCTGACGCCTACATCGAAAGCAAGTCGGTTGAAAAGGCGGCAAATCAGGACAACAATCACCCCCGCAGCGAGCGCCAGGGTGAAGCCAAAGGAGGCAAACCATGGCGAGAAAAGCGATCTCCGGTCTCTACCAGAAAGGTGGGATCTGGCAAATCGACAAGGTTTTCCGAGGTGAGCGACTTCGAGAAAGCACTGGAACTGGTGACAGGCAAGAAGCAGAGCAGTATCTGATTCATCGCCTTGAGCAGCTTCGGCAGCAAAAGGTGTACGGCGTGCGGCGAATCCGAACTTGGGAAGAAGCGGCAACAAAGTTTTTGATCGAGAGTAAGGATCAGCCGTCAATCAAGCTGACAGCGCACCACTTGAAGCACTTGCACCCTTATCTCAAAGACCTGCCGTTGACGCATATCGATGACCAGGCACTTGAGCCGTTCATTAAGGATCGTTTGAAGGGAATGGTGTTGCCTTGCGGGAAACAGTTGAAGCCGGTAGCGCCGCGCACGATCAATATTTCAATCGAGCGGGTGATTCGGGTTCTTTCGCTTTGCGCAAGGAAGTGGCGGGATGAGGAGCGCAGGCCCTGGCTTGATTCGGTGCCAATGCTGGCCAAGCTGGACTTGAAGAAAAAGGTTCGCGAGCCCTACCCAATGACATGGGAAGAGCAGTCGATCCTTTTTGGAGAGTTGCCGGCGCACCTGCAGACGATGGCCCTGTTCAAAGTGAACACGGGTTGTCGCGAGCAAGAGGTCTGCAAGTTGAGGTGGGACTGGGAGATTTCGGTACCAGAACTGGGCGCCAGTGTGTTCCTGATACCTTCTGACTTCGGCGGCCGCAACGAGCGGTCAGGTGTGAAGAACGGAGATGAGCGACTGGTAGTGCTCAACGCCGTGGCCAAGTCAGTCATCGACAAGCAGCGAGGCCTGAGCAAGGAATGGGTTTTCCCTTACAACGGCACTCCCCTGCATCGCATGAACGACTCGGCTTGGAAAAAGGCGCGGGTGAGAGCGGCGAAACTCTGGCAGGAGGAAAACCTTCGCCCCGCTCACCCAGGGTACGCATCCATCAGGGTGCACGATTTGAAGCATACATTTGGCCGTCGTCTTCGTGCGGCTGGTGTCACTCAGGAAGATCGAAAGGCCTTGCTGGGACACAAGAACGGCAGCATCACCAGTCACTACTCAGGCGCTGAGCTCGGGCATCTGATTGAGGCTGCAAATATGGTATCAGCAACAGACTCACGCGGGCCGGTGCTGACGATCTTGAAAAGGAAAATTGGATGAAGTCCCGAAAAACTCCCCACCAATGAAAAAGCCCAACTGGCTAGAGTTGGGCTAAGTCATTGAATTATATGGTCGGGACGGAGTGATTCGAACACTCGACCCCTAGCACCCCATGCTAGTGCGCTACCGGACTGCGCTACGCCCCGACTGATTTACAACCCGCTCTTCATCTCGAAGAGCGCTCAAGAATATAGCGCAAGCTTTTGAAAACTGGAAGTATTCAAAAGCAGCTTTTTATTTCTTGAGAACCACCAGTACATCTTCCAATTCGGCAATCATCTGCCGAATCATCTGCTTGTACTGGGTAGTGTCGTCTTTGGCCTCATCGCCGGACAGGCGCAGGCGTGCGCCGCCGATGGTGAACCCTTGATCGTAAAGGAGCGCGCGGATCTGCCGGATCATCAGCACATCCTGGCGCTGATAATACCGGCGGTTTCCGCGGCGTTTGACGGGGTTGAGTTGAGGAAACTCCTGCTCCCAGTAGCG